CAGTCACAGTAGTATTGGCAATTGAAATCGTACCAGTACCAAAAATAGGGCCGCCAGTTAAGCCTGTACCGGTATCAATCTCAGTTACGCCGCCAGACAGCGAGAACTGCCTCCATGAGCCGCCAGAATAGCCATAGAACGCGCCAAAAGTGGTGTCGTAACGGAACATACCCACTTGCGGGGCAGAAGGTTGCTGAGATGTTGTGCCGGATGGGATCAACATTGACCCAGTACCGGGAATTATTGGGTTATCAGCAATTGAAATGACTGGATTACCAACACCGGTAGGGTTTGTGATGCCAATTTGATTGGTTTGGCCAACCAAAGTTGTGCTGGTGATCGATCCATCGGTCTTTAAGACCATAAAACCGTTAAAACTGGCATTTGCAAGGTTTAAAACAGGCCCGGAAAGCGAAATTGTTGGGTTTCCAGCAATGCCATCACCATTTGTAATACCTAAACCAGAGTTTGCAACCGCTATAGAACGCGCCGCAATGGCCGTAGAAGACGTTTTTACCTGAAAGCCAGTACCTGAGTTCACCAAAGACAATAAAGCGCCTGTGGTGCCGATATTAAAGAGGCCCTGAGCGCCACCGTCAGTGATAGTTAGACCATTTGTCACGCCGACATAACGGCTATTTGGCAGTGTTGGCTCTTGATTGACCGTTAAAAAGGTCTGCGTTTGACTTGGGGCGGCGGCAATCGCGCCCGTAGTCGTGCGTACAGTGACCCCGTTTTGGACGATTGGAACCGCCTCAGTACCTGTAATAGTACCGGCGGCTGGGAGTTGGGTAATGGAGACTTGTGCTGACATTATGTACTCGTATTGTCTGGAGGGTTAGGAGCAATCGTGTCTTCGTTTCCGGTATTCGTTGGAGTCTGAGTGTTTTGCTCCGTTGAAATCTGGAACTGACTTGACCCGTCCATGGACTGGCTACCCGTCATCAGGAAGTTGTCGTTTGCGGCAACACTCACATCAGGACGTGGGAACCGAAGATTGATACGTTCAGTTTTTCGAGCAGGCAATCTCCAAGGGTCAAAGTTATCCCTGCAACCTTGGTCGCATACCCGAAGACCGGGGAAGTTTGGATCTGGGCCGAGGCTGACAAAGGATCTTTTCATCTTGCAACGGTCGCAGACCGCTATCGCCAGAGACGATAAACCGCGAGTGTCGAGCCAGACTGGCATTATCTTGTGTACACCGAAATATTCGGCGCCCAGTAGATTGGTGATTTGTCGCGCTCTTCTTGCTCTGCCTCATTGAGATACTGCATAGCCATTTTCTCAAGGTACTGAATACGAGCCAAATCAACCTGAGGCAACTCAAGGCTCATACGGTGAGCCAGATTCATCACCACAGCCTCATACCAGCGTTGTGGCACTTCTAGTTCTTGACTCAAAGAAGTGATGTCCATCACCTGACGTGAGTACCAGATCGTCATCTGCACAAAAGTGTCAGACGGCGTTGGCCACAGCACGACATTTGGCTGAGGAATAGTGCGCTCAAAATAAAACTGGAACGGCTGGTTCGCAGTGAACTGTTTGTTTGGCAGATTTGTATAGTCGTCGCGGTTTAAGCGAGACATCTGCAATTCGCGCGAATTGTTTCCGAAGTAGAGTTCGCGCAAGGACAGAGTCGTGCCACCGGTTGCGCGCATTCTGTAGTAAGGGACGTTAGCACCGGGGTTGATGTCTTGCCATACCCATGTGTTATCTGTAACTGTTTGATTGGTTGCTGTATAGAGAGTAGTCCACGTGGCATTGTCATATGAATACTCGTATACATAATTCCAAGTAGCAGATCCACCGCCAGCCACGTAAGGAAGAATGCCAATAGAGCCAATATAGATCGGGTTATTTGTCCCATAATTGACGGCGATATTCCCATTCGGTGAAGACTGCACACAATAAGTTTGAGGATTGTCATCATAGACGTTGGCTGTTACCCCTCCCGCTGAGGATGTATAGGAGCCAGAGGGCTGAGTCATTGTGCGATACAGCACATTCAGCACATCAATCGTACCCGCAGGCAAAAAATATTGATAATTGTCGGCATTCAAACCAACAACAATTTTGTTGATGGCCCAGTAGTTGATACCGATATTGGAAAGGCTTGTCAGGAAAAAGAACAGGGACTGTCTAGCGGACAGGACTTCTTCGTCTGTCAACTCTTCAGCGAGTTTGCCGCAACGACGTGCGCCATGATCAATCAGAGTTTGAATGCTGATGACTGTATTGCCAACTGATCCTGAATAAGCCATACATTTACCACCCGGGGCAATTCCAGCGTTTTAATGATGCCTTTGCCCTTGGTGCATCTCCTTTTGAGTGTTCTACTACGCCAGACATCCGCGCGCAAAAAGAATCTTTACGAGATCCACCTTGAGGTTGCGGTGCTTTTAAATGACTTCCTGTCTCTCTATTGTACTTCTCGCGACCTTTTTCTGTAAGCCCTGCGCCTGCTTTTGTTGATAATTTTTCACCACGGCCAACAGCCAAACTAGGGCCGCCTTCTTTCATTTTTGCGGTCTTAGCCGACTGACGAAAAGCCTCAGCAGTTGGAGCGCCTTTTGAACCCGGCTTGCGCATACGCTCACCAGAACCTTCAGCGATTCTTTCTTGCTTTTTATGAATGTTTTCATAAAGTCCACCAGACTTAAAACTTTGCTTTTTATCTGCATTTGCAAAATCCTTTCCTACCTTAGTTGGAATACCTACTTTTTTAGCAAAGGCTGGGCTATGAGCCACGGCCTCCATCAAACGATGTTGAGCAGGAGACTTACTTGGCATGATTAGTCAGGGTTTTTAATTAAAACACCGCTTGAATACAAAGATGCTATGTTTGTTGTCCCTGTAAATGCTTTGACTTGAAACTGAATGTCAGTTTTTTCTGGGTGAGCAATTGGATTTTTGTTTGCTTGTGTGAAATATTGAACAAACGTAGATTGGCTCAACAAATTCACTTCACCAGTTATGTTGTACTTGTTGTACTCAGCAAATAATATGTAATTTGATGCCGTAAACAAAATATTTGCATTGCCTTGAACTGCATCCAAATAGAACGTATATCCAGCAGGAACAGTATAAATTGACATCTGCGTCTGACCAATACCAGCAACAATCTTGGCATAGGTTGTGGTGCTAATTTTTGCTGTAATGTTTCCTACGTTTACACCATTGGTCGTGGAAATCAAATTGATTCGCAAAAACGAATTGATGGTGGTCACGTTCGTCGTGCCATTCATTGCAATCGTTTCACTCAATGGAGCATAGTTTGCATCCAAACCATCAATTTTCACGCTTAATGCGGAAGTATCTGACCCAGAATCGCTTACTAACACCAATTGGGCGGCTGAACTTGGATACGCATAAGTACCTCCAGATGAAGTCAACCCTTCCCACAATGGGCCAAATGCAGTAGAACCAACTGCCGCACTGTAGCCAAAAATTTGTATCGGCGTGTGTCCATCTACCTGACCACGACTTACTTGTAAATCAAACGGTTCATACGCGCCTTGTCTCGTCGCGGAAGAATAAGTTCCCATGTTTCAATCTCCAATTAAAAGCAGGGGCCGAAGCCCCTACCTTATTTTTTAACAACGACCACCGCGTTTCATTCTGCTGGCAGGAAGAATCATAGGATCAGGATCCACTGAATACTTCTTTGCCGCTTTCATGCTCGCAGAGTTTTCCTCTTTGTTGACCTTCAACAGCGCCGCCTCGGGGCGAGTTACCTTGCCACCAGTGCGATACGTTCCAGACAACTGGGAGATCATGACAGGCGTTGGAGCCTTCTTGCTACCTTGAGGCATTGCTACGGCGCGACCAGCGTTATTTACTGCTCCCCCCGTAGCAAAATGCTTTTTTGTAGCACCGCCTTTTTTGTAGCCGCCAGCATTGGAGTCTTTAACAGCCTCTGTTCCTACACGAGGATTACGCTTGCTTGCTTGGTGAACCAAGGTCTTGTCATAGTTACCGTATGACTCTTCTTCAGGGATCTGCGCGCCAACTTTGCCACCCTTTTTAAAGCCACCACCGTTGCCGTCTTTGACGCCGCCAGTACCAACTTTAGGATTGCGCTTGCTCGCTTGATGAACTATCGTAGTGTCGTACTTGCCAGATGTTTCCTCTTCAGGAATGTCATCAGCAACAGAGCCACCTTTACGATAGCCACCACCGTTAGATAGAGCCACACCACCGGTAGCCATCTTCTTGGTTTTGCCGCCCTTTTTGAGATTCAGGTGCGTACCTTTGCCACCTTTATGCTCTTGAGCATCATGCTCTTTGAAAGCCTTTTTGATCATGGCTTTGTCTTTCGACATATCCATCTTGTCTTCTTTGCGCTCATCGGCCTTGGATTCCATGCCGCCTTCAGCCTTACCGCCCTCTTTCATGCGACCGCCCATTACAGGAGCCGCAGGAGCCGCCATCATTGCCTTACGACGAGCCATCATAGAAGGCTTGCCGGGGGCTTGAACAGGAGCGTTAACAGCAGGACGACCGATCAATGCAGGAGTTCCAGCCAAAGCGGCCAAAGCACCGCCGTCAGCCATTTTCTTGTGACCGTGTTCTGCTTTTCCGCCCTTTTTCATGGCTTTATGAGTGGCGTGACCGCCTTTTTTGAGTTTTAACTCAATAGATGGCTCAGTTGTTTCCATCTTGATCATTGGTTTGAATTGTCCCATGTCGGTCTCCTATTAGGCTTGGGTTACACCAAGAGCGCCAACGCGGGTAGCATTAGGGCCACAACCGATTGCTGGGATAGCAATAGCCATAACCAAACGCTTGATACCGTCTGAAGCCGATGATGGGGTGTATGTACCGCGAACGTCGCCAGTAGTTGAAGTTGCTGGAGTGGTCATATCAGCGGCAACAAAAGTGCCGGCGTCTTGAGCCAATGTGTTATTCCAACCAACTTTAACCACGTAGCCTGCATCAATTGCACGAACTGGCAAACCAAGAATATCGGTTGTACCAATAGTCACCGCTGTTGCAGAACCGTTGATGGTTGCACTAGCAATTTGGTAAAACGCTTTCTTACCAGACTTAGCCGTACCAGCAGTAGCAACAGTGATCGCCTCAGTCATTGGCTGGCCGAAGTAATCGTAGCCGCTGATGGTGATTGTGCGAGCAGTTGTGGATGTGTTGATCTGCAATGCGCGTGGGGTGTTCAACTGGATCACAGTCACACCAGAGGCATTGATCACAGACTTAGCAGAAGTACCTGCGGTCAATGTCACTGCGCCTGACGCTGATGCAGTTTGTGATGCGGCGATGTTTGCAGTTTGCAAAGTTTGTGGAATGCAATCCCACACATAAACACGTCCAAGAGGGCCAACACCCAAATCCATAGGTGCAGGGTCGCCCAAATAGGCATCACCAGACGCATAGATTGTGATTGCACCAGTAGCGCTTGAAGATGCGCTTACGGTGTAAGTACCAATACCACCAGAGCCAGTACCGAAAGCGGTGATGTAAGAGCCAGTAGTAATACCAGTGCCGCTTACATATTGACCCAATTGAATTGGATCACCCGACAACATCGATGTGACGTTAAGTGTGGTTGTTGTTATTGAACCAGCAAAAACAGATTCGGACTGGTTAAGACCAGTACCCATAAAGGTCTGTGCTGGGCCTAAAAATAGGTCATCAGAATATTGAGGCATTTTGTCTGCTCCTTGAAAAGTTTGACAAATACAAATTAAAAAAATAGGGGCTGGGTTTTATCCCAACCCCTTGTTGCTTACACGCCGGGAGTACCGTACATTGCACGCCAGTCGGTGAAACCAACTTGGTAACGCTCAGTAGCCTTGTAGCGCATGGAATCGGTTTCAAAATCGCCTTCCATGGTCTTTTCAAGTTTACGACGCATCAAGAGTTTCATGCCTTCTGGGGCATCTGTCTGAACCCACCATGCTGTCGAACTGGTCAAACGTGACAATACAGCGGCGCCTTCGTCAAGCAAGCCAATAGACTTGATTGGGTTAACGTCGTTGTTGCCTGTACCAGTACGCAACACGCTCTTCAACAGAACTTCGGCTTGGAAGATGTTGCCCGGAGCCACAACCAATTGGCGTGGAACCAAACGAATCTTCTTACCGTTGTTGTCCACAGCCTGACGGATTTGGATCAACATCTGTTCGAGAGAGGTTTGAGACAAGTTAGCGGAAGTCGCGAGCAAGTTGCTTACTGTGCCGTTTACGATTGGGTGAGAAGCGGAGTTCAATTGAACACCATCACCACCGGGGTATGCGCTGTTGAAAGCGCGGTTTAGCACGTTAGCGGCCAATGTCTCTTTGGTCTCAATAAGAGACTGAGCCAAGTGGCGAGCATAAACCTGACCGATGCGGATGTGGTCACCGTCTTCAACCAACACTTTGGTCAACGCGAAGGCCAAGCCAAACACGTTGTATACATAGCGTTGCAAGAAGAGAACACCACCCTGTTGATAGGTCACTGGTGTGCCATCAGGGAGTTGTGGTGCGGCGCCAAATCCATAAAGGACTGGTTCTTCGTGGTAGTTACGTGGAATACCTTCTTGTTCACGGAAAACTCGTGACCATTCATCGGTACGTTGGTCATAGACTCCATCGAAACATTCATTGAGGATCGGCTCAACGATTGATCTAAAGTCCGTACTGCGCATTGGAGCGGCCATTTTTTAGTCTCCCTTAGAATGCGTTGATAGTGGCGACATACTGGCTACGGGATACTTGAACCTGTACCACCGTATATGCATCGCCCCATGCGTTATCAACGCCGTTAGACAAACCGATAATGCGTAGATCACCCACGTTACCAGAACCCACTAAACTCGAAGAGATCGTGCATTGAGACAAACCTGTGGTGGTAGAACCAGCCGACAAGTTTGTAAAGTTTGCTTGATCACCAATTGAGGTTTGTGCAAGGCTACCATCACACTGAATATCGTAAACAATATTAGGATCAGAGTAGTAATAAGTTACCTCAGAACCGGTTTGATACGCTGTGTTAGCGATCCACTGATTGCTGATTTGACGGCGACCGGATAAATCGGTGTACTCGTGACCAGCAAATGCACCTTGATAGGCGCTACCTGCGGTCGCGGTAATGATGTTTCCGCTCGTGTTGAGTGCTACAGGCTGGCCTTTTAAAATGCCAGTGCTATAGCCTGATGCGATACCGTTCGCAAGTGCCACTGCACGATCCAATCCAGTTGGATGGAATGAGGGGCGCAAGCCAAACGGAGCGTTTGTTGAAGACATAGTCTTGCTCCTTAGTTAATTAACTAACCTACCCAGCAAAATGCGGAGCAGGCATTGGTTTGTCAATCTCACCCAATCCTTCGCCTTCAACTTGAGCGAGATTTCTCCCGTTCCTGTCGCGTGCGCCAGCGGCCTGCTCTGCCTGTAAGCGAATCTTATTCGCCTCATCCAGAGGTTGGTCGTGGTGAAAGTGCGCCATGATTTCCTGATAGTGATCCATCGGAATCTTGAACAGCAACATTTCATTACACGCTACAAACCCTTCATGTTCGCCAGCCTTTACGCGCCAATTTTCGAACCCGGGGAACTCGTCTGCTTTCACAGGCTTGTATCCAAGTCTCATACGCTTATCAATACTGTCGTAACTAGAGGTTGTTGATAACCAGCAAAGGTGAAAACCCTTTAACTCAGGTACATTGGGTAATGCGCTTTGTGTCCATTCGTCCTTCCACATCTTTCGACGCTCTTCAGCCGATACGAACTTATCCTCAGGTGCCTCTCGAACTGTATCAAGACTCGCGCGATTTTCGCGTCCACCAGCAGATAGATTTTTTTTCAAACGTGTGTCCATTTTCAACTCCTATTTCCATTTTGTCGTGCCTCTAAGGCGTATCGGCGAATCATCTTCGCCCGCTTGTCTGCGTCGTCCCACATACCCGCATCTTTCATAGCCCTTACCTGATCAGGGGAAAGGGTAAAGGAGTTGCCTCCTTGTCTACTACTCGACGCTGTTTCGCGGCCAGAACTTGTCACAACATTCCTTGGTCTAGATCGTTGAGATGGTCTCTCGTCTACCTCCTCAGTATAACGGTGTGGTAGATATTTTTGCAAGCGATTATCTAATTCTTCCCAATATTCGGCTGTTTTTGGGTTCCAGCCTTCATCAGCAAGCCCTTGATCAATCGTTAATGCAACTCTTGAGTCGGCATCCTGCCCATTGGCGTCATACCATGGGTTTTCACTCATCCATGCACTAGCGTGACGCTGGAGCATGGGGTCTGGAGCCTGAATTGTCTGTTGACGTTGCGGTGCAGTAGATTTTTGCTTGAGAGCATTCAATGCCTCATGGCTACGGCGTGCCTCGAACCACATTTCCTGTGCATTCGTGAGCAAATTACCGTCGCCTGTGGCTGTTGCCTCGGCAATCTTCTGTTTTGCAAAAGTAATACGGGACTCTTGGTCTTCAATTGCCTTATTGATGCGAGCAATATCGGAACCATGCGCCCTTTTCTCTAAAGCAGAGAGTCGCTCAAGAAGTTCTTGGTTTTTACGCTGAAGATGGTTCAACTTGTGGTCTTTATCCAACTCAACCTTCTTGTGATACTCCTTGCGGGCGCGACGTTTTTGACGTTTTACCTCGCGCATAGCCTCCATTTCGGGATCAACTGACCCTGTGGCGGCTATTTCTGCCCGTTGTGCGGCATCATCATCGGCATCTTCACCCTCGCCGGCTGATACCTGCGGGGATGGGATGCTATTTGGCAAATCAACGACTGCGCCGCCATCTGCCGCCTCCTGAATCACCATCACTTCTTGATTTTCTGCTACGGCTTGATCTGTACTCATACAAATGCCCTCACCTCAAGTGGATTACCAGTGACTCTGGCGATTACTTCGTGGTCATTCATGATCATGAACTCCACTTGCTCGTCCTCACCGTGCCGAACAGTCCAGCGGTCGCCAGTCCATTTAGGTACGCGGAGGAAGTCGCCAACTTCACACCAACTGCCCTCAACCCATGGCTCCATTGAGTCGCGTTTCTTGAACGCCAATGGGCCGATGGCCACTACCTTACCGATTGGGTTTTGCGCCCGCTCGGTGTCTCGTGTCTCTTCAGGCAAAATAATCCCGGATTCAGTCATTTTTTTCTTGGCTAAACGCATTTGTACAAGTACACGCGCGCCTAATGGAATTGCACCGGGGTCTACAGGAGGAAAAGCCTCCATAATTTCAGCGGCATTACCCGCTACCGTGCTATCTGTCATTGTCATCTTCTTTCAAAAGATCGTTGAGAATCTCTAAAGACTTCTCCAACCCTTGATGTTGGCCGACAAGGCGCTGATAGGTCTCGAAATTGATGACGTTACCGTCGGTCAATGCCTGACTTATCCGCGCCTGCTCCTCTTTTACAGAGGAAATCATGTCGGAAATCAACTTCATGCGTTGGATTTTTCAATAGAGGACTTGGTGAAATCACCGTGGTCGCTGTTGGCCAATGGCATGGTCGCTTTAGATTCCTCTTTCATTTGTTCGCCGTTCAGCCACGCGCCCGCCGCCATGCGGGTCTTGTATCGAACATCTTCGCTTTGTAATTCTTTGACTTCTTTATCCATGATTAACTCCTTAGGTTAGATTGCACACGATTGTTGGCCGCAAGTGCGGTTTGCTCCTGCTCTTTTTGCAGTTTTAACTGATCTACCGTCAACTGCGCAGTTTTCATGCGCTCGGCGGTGAGATTGTTTTCTGCATTCATAGCCTGATCTGCCTGTAATCTGGCCGCGTCGTTGGCATTGTCTGCCGCCAAACGCGCCTGATCAATAGCATTCTTGGCTTGATCTGCGGCGGCACGACGTTGTGTCTCGGCCATGGACGCCTGCAATACTGCCTGTGCCTCGCCATCCATTGGTGGCTGTGGCTTGAATTGAGCGGCAATCTGGCCCATCTGTTGCAGGGCGGGTATAACCCCCTCAAATACCTGCGATGTGTCCATCTTGACGTGTTCTGAGGCCATGGCGATGGCTTTGTCGATGTCTGCCGCCAGTTTGTTGTTCTCGTACTTGTCCAGTTTGATGTTTGAACCGCTGGTGACGTAGCCCTTGATCTGGCTGGTGTACCACAACATCATGTGTTGCTTGATGTGTTCCAGCGCCAGCGGGATGTACGCTTGAGCGATAAGAGGATTGCTACCCAGCGCCGGATCCATAGCGAATGCAAGATGTGTTTGGATGTGCGCTAGTTGGTCTTGGCGTGGGTAGGCAAAGGCTGGCTTGCCTAGAGCCATAGCCGCATTTTCGTCTGCGGCGTCGATCTCTTGAGGCTTGCTGTTGTTTGGCATGAGTTCGTTGATGTCTGGAACTTTCAATTGCTTAAGCATACGACTCACGACAGCGCGCGGATCGATCATGCCGGGGAACTGGGTACTCAACTGCAACACAGACTGCAACTGCGCAATGCGTTGGGTCTCGCTGAAGATGTGTGGGTCAGATACCGGGATGATGTCGCTGTTGCGAGCAAAGTCTTCGCGGGTGATAGGCAAGTCTGCGACCACGTCGCCCTTGCGCATATCGTCCAAATACCAGCGATTGATACGGCCCAGTACGCCAATGAGGCGGCGCTGGCTATCATGCAGGCGTGAGTGGATTGCCGAGAACACTGCCGCACCCTGCTCAATCAAGGCTTGTGTGGTTCCCACTGGGGTGTTTGATGTTACGTCGGCAATCTTTTCTTCTGCGGTGGTTACGACGCCTTTGGCGGCTCCATCAAGCCAGCCGAGCAACTCGAACAGCACTGGGCTGGGTGGGTTAAACGGCATGGGCATCGCGATCTTGCGTATATCATCAACGCCCGGAGCGCCTTCGATCTCAGTAACTTGTGTAATTTCAACTTGCTGACTCTGCCCAGAGATTTTCGCCCCCTTGAGTTTGAGCATAGTAAGCGAATTGTTAACATGGGCGGTATCAAGCAAAGCGCGCAAAGCGCCAGTAAGAGCGGCAGACAAACCACCAATGAGATGAGGCAGACCAATAGCATAGGCGCCACGCCAAGGTATAAACTTAAATTCGATAATCCAGTCCAGTTTCGTAAGCGTGTCATCGCCTTCCTCCCAATTTCGGTATAGGCCCAGCAACTTATGCTCAAGCGAGTCAATCATCATGATGTAGGGCGCGGTCTCTCCCTTTGTACGGTCATCATCATCAAGGTCAAGCCACGTATAGATGTGATAGACCTTGCGTAAGCCGTCTTCGTTGTCCTGCCACTGCTTACCTTCAATCTTTTCGTTGGCCTTTTCAGCCTTGCTCATCTCTGGTTCAGAGGTGGCGCGGATTAAATTGATGTCTCGGTATAAACCCCTAGCCACACGTTGCTTGTACTCAAACTCAGTGATGTCTTGGACTTCGGTTACGCGCTGGGCGGTGTAGAAATTAACCGATGAAAACGGCAGGAGAATGTTGTCGATACCGACGAACTCAGCGCATGGGCGCTTTTTCTTTTCGTCGTACCACATCTTGATGAACTGCGAGCCACCCATCGGCAACTGCGTGAGCATCTGCTCTTGCTCGTCGCGGAACTCGGTGATCTGCTCGGTCAACTGCCAATTGGTGTAGTCACGCTTGCGTTCTGCACGCTCCACCTTCTCGTCGGTAGTTTCACCCAAAATCTTGGTACGCACTGGGCCATCTGGTGGGAACAATTCTTTAATGGCGCGGGATGCGAAGTCCACGCAAGCCTCGGCCATGACAGGGTGAACCACCTTGCTGGCGCCGTAAAACATAGCACCGCCGGGCGCGTCATCACCCATACCGGTACGCTTGAGGCCCTCTTCGTACTTCTTGTCGCGCTCACTGCGTGCCTGCTGATCCTTCTCGATCATGTCAAGGTAGCGCATGGTCGTCTTCTCTAGGTCATAGAGGTTGAGCGACTCTGCCAAGTTGCTGTAGAAGTCTTCGTCTTCTGCTGGCCCCTTGAGGTCAGGCATATGGACAACGGCCGAACCGTCTGCCAATTCTTCGACATCACCCTCTTCTTCGTCAGGCATCTCTACAACAGCGCCTCCATCATCGGTTTCGGTGACTGCTGGAACGTGACGACCATACTCGGGGTCGATAGGCATTTCGGTGGCCATAAATTCTCCTTATCTGTAATGGCTGGCGCCTGCCAGTCCACCTTGTTTTTGCCGGACGACTTCTTTGGGTTCATACACAACAGCGGCGGGTTTCGTTCCTTCCTTGTTGAGGTAACCCTCGTAGCCGTACTCGCGGATCATTCGCTCCACGTCGGTCATATTTTGCTCGGAATGAGTCACACCTGCATTGTATTTCGCTGTGTGTGGAACTCGGTTAGATTCTCGCGCCAGCATTTTGAGTGCAAGCGGGTCTTCATTGATGTCGTATAAGGCTGGTGACTCTGCTCGATACCGGTTAACGCCAAGGCCGGGTTCGGGCGCGACAGATCCGGGTTCGCCGGCATAGAAGTAGGTGCGCGGCACAACCGGATTGTCTGTGCCTTGCAGTCGCTCCATCTCCGCGCCCTTGATGCCAGAGCCATACTTGGTTGGGTCGGTCATGGTCAAGTTGGGGTCATGCGAGAAGTGAGTCAATACCGATTGGCTTTCGGTTCCTTTCTGCGGCGTGATCAACTTGCGGACATAGTCAGGCATACCGCCCTTGTAGTTCACGTCAAGATACTCAGGCGGCAACAGCACAGCCTTCTGGGGCGCGTATTGGAAACCGTTGAATGCGTCCTTGATGCCTTCGGTTGCAATGTTGTAGCCTTGGGTATCACCACGACGCTTTGCCTCAATCTGCAACTCACGCAACTTAGCCACCTCGGATTTGAGTTGCGCGTTCAATGGCGTGAAGTTGACCACGCTGTTTTGGCCACGGGTCTCGGGGGTCATCGCCAAGCGGGCCAACGGGCTATACATTTGCTGGTGGATGCCCCATGCTTTCTCTTCACCTGCCGGGCCGAACTCGTTACCGTAGATGGCATGGCCAAACAAGTCGTGGACGGCGCGGAACTTCTCGTTCTCATTTAAGCCGGTATGCGGATCGACGCCATTGAGAAAGTCGTGCGGATCGCCGCCTTGGAATACGTACAGGTGCTTGTTGCCATGGACATCGCCAGCCATCTCACGGGCGCCGTTGTAGTTGCCTTCACCGTTACGGTGGAATGATGTATTGACTGGTAGGGCCTCGAACTGGTCGCTGGTCTCTTTGGCTAACTGACGGTACGCCTTCTCCATCAGGTCGTCGTAGTTCTTTGCACCAGCCTGATCGAGGACGTCTGGCATCTGTTGGCCGTAGGCGTCAAAGACTGCCTTCTTGTATTCAGGGGAACCCTCAACAGCGGCCAAGTGAGTGCGGCCAATGGCTGACTGCTTGGCTAGGCTTGAGGTTGGGAGATTGGGTAACGCGAAGTCTGTGCCGCGTCGCTCCTTGGTGTATTTGTTTGCAATGTTCAGCGGCACATTATTTGGACTGTTGATCAGCCCAGCCACTTCCTCATCCGAATGGAGTTTCGGAACTCGTTGTCCAGTTGCGCTTGATCCTTGTCCGACAGGCCCTTGAGTGTATGGCCCAGACGCTTCTCTAACTCCTCGCGTTTGAGCCTCGCTTGATTCAAGTGATGTTGGCCGGACTCGGTAGAATGGGCCTTCTTGTGCTGTGACATATTTCGCTCCTGTTGGCGTCCCGGCTATAACCGTCTTTGCCTCGTTGACTGAAGAGGCTAGTTTACCTGCTTTACCCGCCGAAGTAAAACTTTTCATTAAACCACTTGGGCTTACAAGCGACAGTCCCGTCTCCATCATGGGGCGCTCTTCGCCGGACGTAACGTTGTACTCGTTCATCTTATCTTTGAGCCATTCAGATCCACCCACAGGCGTATCAGATGTAAACCGAATCGGTTTGCCAGTCGCTTTCTGTGCGGCCCATTCTGCACCTTGCAGGCCCATGTTCATGAGGTCAACGGGCGCGCCCAATGTGTTCGCGACTACTCCTCTGTTAAGCAGGTCGGTAGCCGCGCGGGGCTTTCCCAAAGAGTTGACCTCCTCGGTTGCTTGATCCTTTGCCATACGGGCAAGAATCTCAGCCATGTGTTTTGCTTTATCAGTTGTTGATCCACCGTCAGCCATCTCGACATCGCCAATAATCTTAGATTCAGGAATGATGAACTCTGACCAGTCTTCGCCGTTCTCACGTCGGACGCGGTAACCGGGTTCATACGGTGTACGCATTGCCTTGCCAGTCTCTGGGTCGATTACCTTCTTGCTCAATAAATTGCTAGGGTCTTCACGGACGATGTCATTGCCAGAGCGATACTTGTCCAAAATTTTAAGAGGAGGCAAGTTGTTCTTGGCCCCATGCTCAGTGAACACGTATTGCCCCGGCTGGTATTTGTAGTTCCAAGAATCCATCTGATCTTGAGCGGCTTTTGCGCGCTGGCGTACTGCGTCACCAAGCGATGTATGAAAGTCTTGCAGGGTTGTTAAATCTTTTTGCGCCACGACAGGCTTGACCATTCCGGCCTCTTGTGCGGCCTTCTCAATTGCCTTGGCGGCCTTGAGCCAACCACCACCAGCCATTTTTTTTGCGCCTAGACGATACGAACTTCCACCTTCAGCCATCTTTAGAGGATGGGTTGATGCCAACTCCAGTTTGCCCATGATCACGCCCTTGGGGTGATGATGAGCCACGACCTTAGCAATCGCTTGCACCAACTCTTTACCCAGACCAACCTTGCCGCCCTTCTTGAGGCTGATGCGGCCTCCATCCTTCTTGAGGTAGTCCTCACCCTTCAGCACGCGATCAAGGACGGTGGTGGGGTTCTGGCCAGACTCTTCAGCGGTGCGGCGAATCATGCGCTCAAGGTTCTCGATGTACAACTCAGGCTTGGTCTTGAGTGCGGTCACGTCGGCTGATCCATACCAGCCCATGGCCTGCGCCTCTGCTGGGGATACACCGGCACGCTTGGCGGCGTCCGTCCACAGTTTCTCAAAGCCGGCATATTCAGAGCCAGAGGGCGCGGCCTCCCAGAATCCGGGGCGTTGCTTGGCCTCACGCAAAGTCATCTCGCCGGTGTCGAGCATCTCGCGGGGCTTGTATGAATTTAGGATGTTGCCATTCTCGTCTTTCTCGACCAACTTGGACGTGAGCCAGCGTGGGTCACCATGGGTGATCACCGGGCCACGCACTGCGTTGACGTCCACGGTCACAGGCTTGAGGTTGCCTTGCAGGTTGCGGTAGAAGGTTCCAAGTTTGGCGTCCGGAGGTAATGCGCCCTCGATGTCGCCGCTGGCAATACGCTTGCCACGGGAGAAGATGTCACCCTGAGCCAGAGAGCCATAGCCTTCAGGCAGGGCAATCGGCGTGCCTTCGGGCGCGAGGCTTGGGTTCTTGCGAATCTTGTTGGTGAGCAGGTAGGCATCATCAGGCAACTGGCCGGTCTGACTCAAGTGCCAGAGGTATGACCCCATCTTGTTCTGCTGGTCAACCGGGTTGCGCTGGCTGGCGCTGGCCAACTGTGCCATGAACTGGTCGTACTGCTCAGGGCTGATGACATCCATTGCGGCTTGACGCAAAGGCTCAGTGCCATACCACTCCTTCATGCCCATCAAGCCACCCTTGTCGATCAACTCGTCGGTCTTTCTCTTGGCCGAGCGTGAGTCGATGAGGTCTTGCATACGTGGGGTGAACTTACCGCCGCGTCCTTGCTGGCGCGGGAGATCGACTTGAGGTACGTCCTTGGGATACATCCCTGCGCTACGTGGCAGGAGTGGCAGGCCAGTGCCGGACGGTGTGGTCATCGGTGGGGTCTTGGACTCCAGCATCTTGGCCATCTTGCTTGATTCATCGGCCGCCTTCTCTGCGGCCATTGCGGCGTCGGCTTCTCGTTCCGCCTTGACAAGGGCGCTGGTCAGTTTCGATGCAACACGTTTGTAGTCTGCCATGTTTATACCGCGTATGGATTAACGCGCCTTTGTTGTACGTCTACGTAATCATCCTCGTCATCATATCGTGGTTCGGGGTTGATGTCGAGGTATCCAATGTCCTTCAAATACCGAATCGCTTGCGTCGCGCTATCGACATAGTCATCATGGGCCGAGTCAGGGAATGAGCATATCTGCGATAGGAACCCCTCACACCAGTCCTTGACGTAGCCCTTGCGGACGGTGGACTCAGGTAGCCAGACGCGCCCGGTGGTGAAGATGGATGCCGTGATCTGGAGCCGGGTCATCTTGTCCGCGTTGCCGGGGTTCCATGCGCGCACAGGCAGGTGCATTGCCTGCAACTCTTGCACTAGAGATAGGCCAGACGCCTTGGCCTCGACGATGATCAGGTCAGGGCGTTTCTTCTTTTTGCCGTCGCCATAGGACACCTGCCACTCATCGACCACCTTCGGCTTGAGTTGGGGGAAGGTCAGATGCTCGGCCCAGCAATCGATGAGCAGAACAGACATCGGGCCGTCCATGGGCTTGAACACGCCCCACGTGGTCATGGCCGTCGGGTCGTTGTAGGTCTTGTCGGTGTAGGCACAGTCATACGACTGGACGATGTACTCGAACTGCGGGAACTCCTTGTTGGCCGGCCACAGGCGGAACATATCGCGACTGACCACCTTGCCGTCCTCGAGGTCAACGATCTCGCCAAGCACCTCCTGCTGGTACAACTTACTGCCCTTGTAGGACTCGAGTTGCTTTTGGAACGCCTTGTCAAGGTTCTTTGCGTTGTCATACGTGCTGGCGCGGGAGACAACCACGTCATCACCTTCGCGCCCCACCAACTCGATGATCAGATCCTTTGGGCGCGGGGTTGTGGTCACGATCACCCGGGGCTGGCTATGCTCCTGCTGGTCAGGCTTGATACGCAAGCCCAGCATCATGTTGTCCCACGCCTCGTTGGGGCCAAGGTAATTGAATGCGGCCAACTCGTCACACCAACAGAACGATGAGTTGATACCGCGAAGACGGTCGAATGAGTCGGCGGACACACCACGAATCTTCGAGCCGTTCGATAACTTGATGAGGTGGTCTTGCTTGTTGTAGTCAAGGATCAACTCATTAGGGATGCAGGCCAGCAATCCGGACTGACCTTCAAAGCAGGTGAACTTCAAGTCACCAGATGTAGGTGCCAGCACCACGCTCATCGTGTTGGGGTGAGTCCACGCCCACCACCACAAAGCCTCGGCCGCACTACGGGTCTTGCCTGCTCCACGTCCTGCCAACATCAAGAAGATGGTGTAGTCCATGTGCAGGTCGGGCGGGATCTGGTACGAGTGCGCCCGTGCTATCCACTCAGCATGAGAAATAAAAGCGAGTCGGTTATGTTCGGTCAGAGTCTCAAACTCGGCCGCTGTCTGGTCATCGAGCAACTCAGCCAGCACGCTTGGTCATCTCCATGTTGCGGATGATCTCCAAGAACTTCGAGGCGGTCGCGTCTTCTGTTCTGATGGCCTCGCCGTCCTTCACCCCTTCGATGGCCACGCGGTCACCGTACTTCGTCGGGTGGAACTTGGCCAACAACTTGAGCCGGGTCTCGATCTGCAACTTGCGGTGGCCCAGCATATCCTCAATGGTCGTGGTCGCTCCCTCATCGCTCATCACCTGCTTTTGGCCAAACTGCGGCGTGTCTGCGATCTGGAGGCATTCCTCGGCCAGTGCGTCGTAGCCGATGTCACGGGCGCGCGCGATGGATGCGGATAGACCGACGCCGGCAGAACCTAAAGCATCATCCCTCTGCATCCAATCGTATACCGTCCTCCATGCAGGGAACCCATCGTTCTCTCTGCATATCTGTCTTAGAGGTATTCCCTCACTGAGTTGTTCACAGATGATTCGTGTTATCTCAGGGTCGTACTTAGATGGACGGCCTATCTTGGGCTTATTTGCGGGCGTGGTGGGTTTTTTTGCGGGCGTCGCTACCTTACCCTTGGTTTTGGGCGTGCGAGCCTTCTTGGAGGTTTTAGCGATAGTTTCAGGCATGACCCTTATTCCCTTAGTGAATGCAATACCATCAGTGTATTCGATTCGCTTTCAGTTCGCTAGGGGTTGCTGGGTTCGATTTGGTCTTCAACGCGGCGCGATGGAAAGCCAGAAAAAGTCGCGCGTCAACATCCTCGAATGCTGGCTTAACACCCAACACGGCTGGGGACTAATCATGGATGAACCCATATAAGCGTCAATCCCCATGCGTGTTAGAGCCTTGATTTTACTACAGTTCTACACAAATGAGAAGACCCGCTTGTGGCGGGCCTCCTGTGTTGGTATAGGGACACAACCCCTTGCATAAACCGAATCGGATTGGATTCGCTGTCTATTCGCTATCGCGTCGCTTTCTACATAAAGCAGACTATAACCACAAACGCAATAAATGAAAAGCCTGCAAGACATTTTTCCCACAGTGGCTCACCGTAGTATTCGCGCTGGCTTAGTAGGTGACGCATCATGTTGTCGATCTCTTGCTTGTTCATGGCTCGACCTCCTCAACGCGCTCGGCGTGGCCACAGAGGTCACAGACGTAGTGCAGGCCAGCGCCGGTGCGGCACATCTCACCACGATGGCAGGACGGGCAGGTGTCCTCGTCCTCTTCAATCTCTGGCTCCTCCTCTTCAGGGACAGGCACGCCATCGATGACGGTCTGCAAGGCCGCAATCATTTGCTTGGCCTGCTCGAAGGTCATGGTGCAGTTCGCGCCCCCACCGTTGATCTGGATGGACAGCCAAATCTCGTTGTCGTCGTACTTGTCCACGAACACCACGCGCTCACGTGGCTGAGTTGTTTCAATTCTGGTTGAGTAGTTGTCGCTCATAATCGATTCGCTTTCGTTTGTTACCCAACTGCACTATTGCATTTGGTACGGTTAGTATAACAGAAAATTAAACAATGCAATACCCCTAAATTATTTGGGGTCTTTCTCCAGCCTCAGGTGTTGGAGCAACTCGAGGAAGGCAAAGCAAACATCCTTGTCCTTGTAGTTCTTGGCGTGTTGCTCAATCTCGTGCAAAACAAAGCCATAGCCGGCGTCAAAGCCTTTGATGTACTCAGACATCACCGTCTCTGGTGCGGGCGCTCTGCAAGCCTTGTGGGCCTCTAGGAATTGATCCATCTCGCTGAGGATGTCATCGATCCTTCCGGGCATCTTGATGGCCTGCTTAAAGTCGCAGTGGCCACACCGCATCATGCCGCCCTTGTCGTGGATTATGTGATCATGCATGGCTGGTCTCCCTTGCCTCTTGACGACCGCGCTCAACGAAGTAACGTGCGTCTGCGTGGTCATTGATGTTTTCTTCTTGGAGCATCTTGCGAATGCCCTCTGCTACGGCCCGCGCCCGGTCGGCGCTGGTGGCCTTCTCGTACTTGTAGCCTGCGTTGATGTAGTCTGCTTGTGCGTGTTTCATGTAAACCCTTTCGCTTTCGTTTCGATTAAGAAGGGGCTTGCGCCCCCTCCCTTATGCCGCGAGAACTTCCTCGACGTTGACCACACCCTGCTTGATCTGGGCCAAGCCATCGGCCAGTGACCACAACGCGCGGTTCAACTTCACGTTCTCGTTGACGCCGCCAACTGCGCGAGTAGACATACGGCGGCCGGTTGCTGAACGGCCAGACACGCCACCCTTGATGAGGTTCTCTTGCACGCGGTTGAATGTTGTCCAGAGGTCAGCCTTGCGGTCATCCCAGCGGTTAGCGCGCAATACGCGGTCAGCCTCAACTGGGGCTTGGCCATCCCAACGCAATTGCAATGCGGCATTCGCAAACACTTGTTGTTCAGGCTCGCTCAGTGTGATGGACTTGTAACCACCGATGCGCTCGGCGATTTGGTTGGATGTCTCCAATACGCGGAATGAACCTTCGATCACGTCATTGACCACATTGCCAGAGTGACGCACGCGAACATCATCGATCACGTCGCCGGCAATCAAACCGTTGGAGCAGACAAAGCGGAACACGCCTGCGAACAACTGGTAAGAGGATGAGCCGTCATGGCTGTTGACCAAAATGATTTCAGGCACTTCCTCGGTGGACACCAATGAGTTGGCGTGACGCAAGCGCACGAGGTGCTTGGTGTGTTCACGCTTGGACTGATCACGCACGCGAGTCTGGCGAACTTCGTAAGGCATGAACCCTTCGTTGCGCAAACCGTCCAACACTTGGATGGTGGGGATAAAAGAGTAACGCTCGCCACGTGACTCGTGGGCTGACTCGGCCAACACGCTTGGTGCATAGCGTGCGATGACGTCGTTAGTGAGTGGCTCTGAGCCACGGAAAACTGTTTGCTGTGATGATGAACCGTAACGTACCATGATAATTTCCTTCGCTGTTGATTTTTAAAAGTGGGGCCGAGGCCCCGAGTTGATTAACGTGATGTAACTTTGACAGAGAACACTGCTGTTGTCTTGGTGTGCTTTGCGACCAATTCAGCAGGTACTTCCAACTCGGCCAACAGGGCCTTGTAATCTACACCTGAGCGGTTGCTCTCGATGTATGTTGCTTTGAAGAGGTTGCCCTCTACAACTTTAGCGCCACCAGCGGAGGCGGCGTCTTTGATGCCGTCCTTGATCATGTCGGCTTGTTTGGTCAACTCTGCAATCTGAGCCAACAACTCGCCGAGTGTGTCTACTGATACTGCGTTGATGTTTGTGAATGCATTCATTTGGTTTCTCGCTTTCGTTTGTTTAACTGCCTTGCAACTATTGCTTGGTCAGTGATGCTAGTTTAATCCCAAATTAAACAGATAAACAACCCCTTTTTCAAAAAAAATCAAAAAAAGTTCAAAAATAGGAAAAAAACCTATGACGCGTTGCCTAATTGCAACAATCGCTGGATCGTGACATTCAGCGCGCCCAACTCATCCATCTTCTTGACCTTCCACATCCTGCGCTGGCCATGCCACCCGTTGAATGAACCTTGATGGCAGTCCTTGCAAAGGGCCACAACGGTGTACTGGAGGCCCTGCTCGATGTGGTGGGCGTCGCTAGGCCCTGCTTGATCACAAACGCTACAGGGCAGGGTTTTAACGCGCCCTATGTGTTCCCGCTCTTTGGCAGTCAACTGATTGTTCACAATCCAAAACCTTCAACAGGAAATTTGAAATAAGACGGCGAAGACCCGTCAGGAATCATTGGGGCCGTTGCGCCACCTTCATTGAATGCAGAGCCTGCGTGCGCCTGCAATTGCTCGAGCAACCCGGCGCAATAGTTGTACGACATTGGCGACGTGACCAACTCCTTGTGACGCTCCATCAATTGGCCAACCATATCAATCTGCTGACGAATCATCATGGCTACTGCAAGACGGTGATCACGCGCTAGTTTTTCTTTTGCCCAAACTTCTTGTTCGTTTAACGGTTTCATTGTTTACCTTTCGTAAATCCTGCACGGTTTTTTAAATCGGCACACACCTGACAACGCCACTGCTTGCGGCCATCGCTGGTGCGTACCTGCTTGACTGCCGGTTGACGCCGACAGACTTGACACTTGTAGACCTTCTCTTCACTCATCTTGCACTCGCGAGATAAATTTATCGAGGTGCTTATGCAACTCATCTTGGTTTTGCTTATTGCCGATCCAACCTTTGAATCCATGCTTAGGTGAAATCCAAAAGCCTGTCGGAACCTTTGCAACCTCATATGGTTTCTTGTCAATGTTTGCAATTTGCCGCTTGCGCCAGCCTTCAGCCTCACGCTCAATGCGATCAAACTCTTCGTCCTCTGGTGTTTTCATATCGTTGCCTTCATTTCGTTACGGTTGTTTGCTTGCTCTGTACGCCAGATGTCAACGCGAGCCTGCGCGCCAATCAAGTCCCAGCGCAACTTTTCTTCAGCCTCAATGGCAACTTTCAAACCTTTGAGCAAGGCGTCGTACTCAGGATGTGCGTAAGCCTCACGCTCCTGCGCACCTATAGCGTTTTCCATCGAGCGTTTCATGAGTATGGCCTTGAGTGACTTGCGATACTCCTCGAGGTAAACGCGCTCTGCTTTCGCCTTGGCAAAATTTTTACCGTTGAGCAATATGTAATCGACTGCCTCGTGTGGATCAACTTCTCTCATGATGGTCTCCTGCAAAGCCAATAGAACAACACAATCAAACCACCAAATATCCAAGTTGCGGCACCCGTCAAAACCAATACCCAAGTCAAAATATTTTGAATTGCATCAATCATTTTTTTTAATCCTTCCAGTTACTTTTGTCCAATCAAATCGTGACGACATCATCTCGTCAAAGTCAAAGTGTTTGCCAAAACATCCCCGGAACGTAGTCTCTGTTGCCGAGAACTCCCACACCTTGTTGTCATAGATGTAAACGCGCTCAGGCATCTTGATGTCTGCGTGCATAAACCTAAATCCTTTGTCCGTAGCCTTCCAGATACCGCTACGGCTCCCCTTGCCTTCAATCAAGCCCCAGTAAGCCAGACAGGGATACGTCTTAGCCTTGAGCATGAATCGAGGCGATTTGTTCTGCACATCGACCCAGCCGTCCTTATCACCGTTCAAAGCAATCCACTTGAGGCAGAGCGCCAAGTGCTGGCTCAACTTCATCTCGTGAATCTTTCCAAACTTCTCACAACAAGGGCAGTGGCCGCCCTCGCTCCCAATGGTTTCGCGCCACGCGGTTTTTAACTCATCGAGAAAGTCTCTCATGTCGTCATCAAAAATACTTCGCTGTTTCACTTTCATTCTCCTTAGGTGTTTAAATATTTCTCTCTCGCCTTCAACATTTCGTATGCATACTCGTAAGCAGTTTCAGCCGCTGACTCGCAATCCTCACCGCGAAACGCTTGTATCACTGCGGGCAATGCAAGTCCCGCAAGAATGTCAATCAGTTGTGGTTCTTCGTTCATTCGATCCCCTCTATGGTTACTTTGACCATGCCGCCTACATCGTCTGCCCAGTACACGCGCAAGTCTTCGATTAAGGCATCGTCCTGCATAACGCCGGCTTTGGTCATGGAGTCCAATATTGCTTTAAGCAAGTTATCCAGATCGCGACGACGACGGTCTGGCCTGAATGCCTGTATCTCAACCTTCATTGCATAGTCGATGTGCTTGGCCGCGCGCTGAATCAATACCTGATCGGCCACAGCCTTCTGATATTCGCGACCCTTTGCACTGATCAATGTTCGACCATTGACGTTGCGCCAGTATGTGTTGACCGATGGCGGCCAAGGTAGTGTGAGTTCAATCATGCTTGTCCCCTTGCTTTGATTTTTGCAATCATGTTTTGCACATCATCCACTGCGTCCTCATGCCCATCTTCACGCAATAAATCTTCGCAGTGCTTTAACACTCCAATCAATTCACCATCTACCCATGTGCGCTGTGGTTGTGCCAAAACTTTTTTGATAGTATAAATAGCCATCCACACCTTTTTTTCAGCATAAAGTGTTTGACCATTTCTCATCAATCGAAATGTTTCCTCCCGCACTTCGTTCAGTGCGGATAGTGCCAGTTTTAATGCTTCATCTTTAGTCATTCTTGTCCCCTACCATCTGGGTGTTCATTAAATTCATCTACAGCCTGTTGGTGCGCTTGTGGTACGTTGCGTTTTAAATAGCGCATGGCAGTTCTTTTCCAATGAGCCAAATTGACGCAACTCTTAAAAATTATTTCGTTTGCTTCTCTAAGTTTAAGCATCATTTCTCTCTGTTGTGCCATCAACTCATCACGCTGTTGGCAGGCTTGCTCATACATTGCGTGCAGGGTGTCTATGTCTCCGCGCAACTTTGCAACGGTCAACAAAAGAGAATCTCTCGCAGACTTCAATTGCGAAAATTCAATTTCTTCGTCTTGTGTCATTACTGCCTCTGTACAGGTATGCGGTTAAGGATGTCATTGGCCAAAGGAGAGTCGAAGTTTTCGTCATCTTCTTTGCCGGCCAACTTGGCCTCATGAGCAAAAGCAATCTCAGCACAAGCCTGACGCTCAATAAAGATTGCCTGCTTTGTAGTTTGAATCGCCACGGCCATGATCTCTGCTTTAGCCTGAGCCAGCGCCTCTTCAAATTCTTTTTGCGTAAAAAGAGTTTGACCTGCTCCCTGCCCTAGCAAAAACCGTTTTTGAAAATCTGTTAAATCAACTTTTTTAGTCATTGCATTCCTTGTTTCGTTTTTCGTCTCTCTCCATCAGTTCCCTGACTTGGCGGTTAATGTTGTCGATGGCCTTTTGATCTAATCGAAAGCCTTCTCTACGTTTTTGTTGTTCCTCTTCAAGTAAGTCTTGAAACACTTGTTCGTTCACGTTGATTTTCCTTTCTCAATAACGTAAAAAGATTTTGCTGGATACTTTTTCTCAATTCCTACAACCCACTTCGCTACAACCGTATTGCCATTCAAGTGATAGCAACCTTCAGCCACCGTCATGTTGTTTAAAACAAAATACATCTGACGCAAATTAGGATAACGCGCGCCTTGAAACTCACAGACATCACTCATCAAAACAACCTTACCCATGGACTCATTCATGACAGCAATCGGTTCAGCGTGTGACTTATAAAACCAACAGACCAAAGCCAAAAAAATAAGCGCTTTCATCTCCAATCTCCATGCTCACCACGGTTGCCTTTTTTCCACTGGTCAAACACGTCATTACGCAGGTTAGACCAATCGTGTTTTTGTTGCCAGCCATCAAGCCACTGCCACGCTTTGTTTCTATCTTCAATCCGCATTCTGATTACCTCTCTGACTAAACATTGATGGCGGTAAGCATCTTCGCCCTCGCCTTCTTTCCAATCATTCTTAGAAGTGGCCATTTTGATCAAACGCCATATTCACGCTGTTGTTTTCCTCAAGATATTGCTGGCTCTCACGGTTGTACCAAAGCGAATACCAATCCTCAGCCTCACCGTTACGCTGTTTCTCACACATGAGATAGGCGTCTGGAATCTTTGGATCAACGTGCTTTCCGTTCTGTGCATCGTGTTCTTTTTTCTTGTTACGCCACATTAGCAATACGTTGTCAACTTGGTCAGCAATGGCGCCCGAGCCTTTGATGTCGTTCTTGTTTGGTTGCATCTCTTCGTTGGCCAACTTGCGAATGTGATGAATCAAGTGAATGTGAATGTTGTGATCACGCGCCAACGCAGTTAGTTCATCAACAAAATATTTCTGGGCGTTGTAGTCATCCTCGGCAGGCACACACTTCATCAGAGAGTCGATAAAGAAGTGAGTCACACCAAGTTCAACTGCGCAGTAGCGGGCCACGGCAATCACCTGCTTGGCTTTAACGGTTCCTTGCTGGTCATACAACCAGAGTTTGTTACCTGCAAAATCCTGAAACCGGTTAATGGCTTTTTCCATAGCATGAGCGCGCCCCATCAGAATCGGTGCATACAAGTTGTTGCCGGTGAACTGGCGCAACATACGGCCCAAAGTGCGCTTAGGTTTCATCTCAAACGAGGCAATGCAGATGCGTTGCTTTTGCTTAATCAACCCCATGGCAATTTGACCGGTGATCATTGACTTGCCGCCACCGTTGGAGCCTGCATAAACCGTTACCTCGCCGGGCCGGAACTGAAAAGACTTCTTCGTCTTCTCCCAAGGCATCGTCTGAAATGTCTCAATGACCGGGCTTTTTACCTCGGCCAGCAACTCCTCCAGATATACGCCGGACTCCTTAACCTGCTGGGAATGGTCTGCAATCTCTGCATACTGCTCAAAATCTACGTCGCCAGAGTGAATCACCCTGACCCTACGTGCCTCATCCAACTGCTGTGCGCGTTCTTGAATGTTAGACGTTTGCATATCGTGTCGCCTCCTGTATTCGCTGTGATGCCAGTTTCATTCTGGCTAAATCTGTTTCGCTTAAATTCTTTCCCTTGCTGATGTCGCTGGCCGCAATTGATACCACCAACGCCTCAAACGAGATGATGCGCAGTAGGTCAGTTGCGTAAAACGCTGGCTTCACAGGTTTTTTTGGGTTAGTTGGGTCATAGTCATTGGTCGGAGGGAAAAGATCGCTCAGATCCATTTCTAACGCGCCCACGATGCTATTCACCTCACACCCACCAAAGCAATGCAATAACACGCGCCCGTCGGAGGTTTCCCGAATAGCAAGAGAAGGGGACTTGTCTTCGTGCGCTGGGCAACAAGCAGTCCATGAGCCATTACGGCCTTTGACCTTCTCAAGTTTCGACAACAACTCCTCAATGTGTGTCATACGATTCTCCTGCCGTAGCCAACAGCCTGAGGAACGTCGTCTTCCCAGCGGCGCTGGTTGATGTACGTAAGGGGAGCAGGTTCATAGCCGGTAGTCCACTGCTCGGAGGACTTCAATGAGGTCACGTGAGAAAAGATTTGCTCTGCCACATCATCCAACTTTAATTTGGCCCACTTGGTTTCACAAGTTGACTTTGCTACCTTACGTTTTGATGATGGCCATAGTTGCCAGAACTCGTCGAATTTCGACGATATATGTATATTCTTATTCTGTATCTGTATCTTCTTAGGGTTATCTTTCGGTTCCGATTCGGTTATCGATTCGGTTTTAACCTCAGAAGCGCCTTTATCCACGCGGGTTTTAGGACGACCACCACGCTTACCAAGTTCTCTGTTTGTAGCAACTTGAGCCTGATATTTGGCTACTTCCGCATCGCAACGATAGTTGTGATACCCATCTTCTTCACGCACAAAAAATTCATTCAAAACCGATTCGGTTACGTCTAAATCAAGGCGAATCTTTCTCGAAACCGATTGGGAATCGAGTGGGATAGGGCTTTCACTCATGTAGTACATATCAAGCAAGCGTCGATAGGCCAAGTCTTCTGCATCACCGAGGTGGATGGTGTGCGTCAAATAATCTCCAATGTGAAATTTGTACCAAATCATCTGATGTCCCCAAAAACATCGGGGCGCAAGTTGCGGCGACTGACGACCCCTTTGGTTAATCGCTCAATGGCCACGCACAGTTCAGGGCTTGCCGCCTGCCTGCCGCTGATGACCAAAGAGAGCCAAGTCTTGCTGATGCCTAACGCTCTGGCCATCGCAATTTTCGACCCTCGAGGTTTGTTCTCGAAGTATTTCTCTAAGTTCATGTGAGGTTCATCCTTTCGTGTTGTTTAGGGCTATGTTACACTAAAAAAACTTCTTGGCAAGTGTGTTGTATTTTTAAATTAAACCTGATACAGTCAAGCCTTGTTTAACCTGAAAGCGAATTATGAAACAATTTGATCGAGATAGACAAGATATGAATTTGATTCAGGACGCGCTCCTGAACAAGAAACCTAAGCCCCGCATGGGTTTTTGGACTTCCCTATGGCCATGGGCTATTGTTTGGGGAATTATTTTTGCCACGTGCATAAGGTGGTAACCATGCACAGTGAGAGCGAAATGCATCAACTGATGCTAGAGAGGCAACAAATGCTTGAGGAGGCCCTAGAACGGGCTGAGACGGGCGTTGCAACCGAGGACGATTGGAACATCATCCGCTATGAATGCGGGATGCCTAAACGTCTAAAAATCACGCTGGAAACAGCAATTTTATCTAGGGGCGAATGAAATGGGATTACAAGCGAAAGCAAGCGGCGGGGACTTTGTTCCAGTGCCGGTAGGTATGCACCTTGCGAGGTGTTATCGGGTAGTAGACCTCGGAACACAGAAGTCCGAGTACATGGGCAAGGAGAAACTATTGCCCAAAGTCATGTTGCAGTTTGAGGTGCATGGCGACGACGAGGCGGGGAAACCTATCGTCACAGTCAAGGGTGAGCCGATGACCATCAGCAAAAACTTTACTAACTCTTTAGCGGAAAAAGCAACACTTCGCATTGATTTGGTACGTTGGCGCGGTCGCGACTTCACTCAAGCCGAACTCAATGGCTTTGAACTCAAGAACGTCTTGGGCGCGTGGGCAATGATTACCGTGGCCACATCCATTGGGCGCGACGGGAAGGAGTACACCAACATCAGTTCAATCAACCCGGTTCCATCGGCTATCAAGTCGGCTGGCTTGCCAGAGGGATTCAACAAGATCGGTGTGTTCTGGATCGAAGAGCCTGATATGGCCATGTTTGAGACCTTCTCTGATGGCCTTAAAAAGAAAATCATGGGTTCACCAGAGTGGAAACCTAGCGGCGCATCAGCGCCAACAACTGCCGCGCCCAAGTCTGGTTTAGAAGACATGGACGACGACATACCTTTCTAGGAGACAACTATGAAATGGCTAACTGTTTTATTCCTAGTTATTTTGGCCGGCTGTTCTAGCAACAAGCCTGTGGTTGAGTACAACCCAGCAGAGCGATACCCAAATCAAACCATGGTTATCGACAAAGAGGTTCAACCATTAAGCCGAAACGAAGTCATTATGGCGGTTCAAGAGTGCGAGCAATCGGGCTTGAGGGCAGTTATGGTGGTGGCTAAACGCCGCATAAATGGGTTCACAACAGACATCATCGCTGATGTTACTTGCGCACCTAAATTTAAATTCTAAGAAAGGAAACTCATGTGAAAGACTTATTTATCGGTGCAGGCTCGGTTGTGGCGACCGTCCTCACATTTATCGCTTTGGTATAACTGGGCAGACGCCCAAGAATTTTCTTAGGAGAAAAAAATGTTAGAAAGAATTGTGATTGATATTGCAGTTGATGAATTTGAATTTATCAAAGAAGCCATTTCTTACAAGGCGCGTTCCTTGATTAGTTATTTGGATACTTGCAAAGAGCATTACGAAGAGCAACAAGCAGAGCCTGTAACGATAGGTAATGCATTTACCCAAAACAAGCGTGCCGCCGCCCGTAAACAAGTACGGAGAACCCGCAAATGACCATCACAACCCCAGCAATACGCGCCAGCGAGTCAAATCACTGGTACACACGCGACGGTGTGCCGATGTACACCGTACCCTCAAAGAAGGATGGGTCGCCTCGCAATACCACGCTACGTGACGCGCGCACCATGTCCCTGATCCCGTCAGTGACCACAGTGCTGAACGTGGCCGCCAAGCCGGCGCTTACCCAATGGTTACAGCGTCAGGTGCTGATGGCCGCATTGACGTTGCCTAAACGCGACGGTGAGCCTGAGTCCGACTATATCGACCGCATTATCAGCGACTCGAAAGAGGAGGGCAAAGCCGCCGCGAATGCCGGTACTGACATTCACACATCGATTCAGGGCCACTACGAAGGCAAGCCAGACGGCAAACACATTGAACACGTCAAGGCAACCATTGAGGCAATCGATCACCACTTTGGCAAGCAAGAATGGGTGAGTGAGCGTGCGTTTGGCCACAACGAGGGCTTTGGCGGTAAGGTGGACTTGTTCTGCCCTATCGCTGTAGTGGACATCAAATCAAAAGAATTCACAGATCCGGATAAGGTGGGCGCATATGACGAGCATCTGATGCAACTCTCGGCTTACCGCATTGGTTTAGGGATACCCACAGCCCGCTGTGCAAACGTGTTCGTATCTCGGAATGTTCCCGGCTTGGTGACGATCCGCGAATGGACGGAGGAAGACCTCCAACAAGGTTGGGCGATGTTTTTGCATCTGCTCAGATATTGGCAAATCAAAAACAACCACAAGTGAGAGAAAAATGTTAAGCGAAGAAATGGTCAAACAAATCTTTTTCCAAAGCGATAAACCACGCAAGGATCCTCTTATTGCAGACGAGGTGGACGTTGTCCAGTTCGCCCACAATATTGAGTCAGTCGTTGCGGTGGAATATGCTCGTATAGAACACGCCCGTTGCGTTGCCATCGTTAAAGAGATGAACAGCGCAGTTGGTAATGCTTTAGAAAATCAACGTCCAGCCTAAGGAGAGTACCATGGCGATGTCTTTTTTTGCAGTCGATGACAAGGGTGACCTGAAGGTCGATATGCCGTCCATTGAGACGTTCTCACGAGCGTTTGATGCCGGTAATCGAGCCGATATTGCCTGCTTTGCAAAGATCATCACCACGGCCTATCAAAACGGCTACGACAAGGGTGTGGAGGAGTCTGATCAAAGGTATCTTCACACCCATCTTCTGTTGTGTCACACAGCAGGAAACGCATAAAAAAAGCCCCCGGTTAGGGGGGCTAAAGAGGATAGTGGCAACTGCTCCTCACGTGAAATTATTGCGCCTTTTTGGGTGGCTGATATGGGAAGAATTTATCTCTGGCCATCTGAACTGGAATCATCCCCAAACCGCCAAGGACTCCTACGCCCTTCAAAGCGGCCGTAACAGGTGTGACAGGGGGTAGCATAGACATACCTCCAAACGCGGCCTCTAGCGTTGCAAGAACTACCCCTGTCGTGTCTCCTTTTTGATAGCGATCTATTGCCTCAGCAACTGAAAGACCTGTACCTAGACCACCTAGCGTATTGGCCAAAATAGGCGACTGAGCGATTTTGTAGCCCAACTTACCCACCATGCTTGGTTCGACGTCTGTAGCGCGTTGTGCGGCACTTTGAGCCAATGTATGGGCATTACCTGCCTTCTGCGCCTCAGCCTCAAGCCTTGCTAACTCTTTTTGTCGGGTGACCATATCGGTCTTGGATTGGCCAACGGCCTCCCCAGCAGTTCGCTTGGCCTCTCTGGCTTGTTTAAGCCTCATTTCAGCCACTTGACGGTCAAACTCTGCTTGTTTTTGAGCCGCCAGTTGCGCTTGCCGCGCTTGCTCTGCACTTTGCGCTTGTTTTTCTGCCAACTCAGCATTCATTTTTGCGGCATTCTCAGAAGGCAGAGCCAACTCAACTCCGCCGGGAGTCTTGGCAACTTCAAAGCCGGGGGTCTTAGCGCGAGCCGCGTTGTACTCGTCGATCAACGCTTGGCCACCTTTAGGGTTGTCCTTGCGCATATTCTCGGCTTGATTAGCAATGACGTCTGGGATCTCTTCGCCCATAGCACGAACCCAATTGGACGCACCTGATGCGCCGGGCTTTGTACGGGAGGCAATTTCCTCCGCTGTCTCTACTGCGCCGCTCACAGACTTTGGAGGAGACAACGCTTTTTTAGCCTCTTCCAACTCAGCCTCGTAATATCTCAAATTGCTTTTGCTTGCTTGGAACTCTGCCTCAAGGTCGGCAACACTTGCGCCAGAACTATGAGCGTTTTGCAAATTTTCTTGAGCAAGCGCCAATCGATCACGAGCGGCATTGAGTTTTTCTTGGGCGGCAATTGCGTTTGGCCCTTTAGGGGCCTCTGGTGCGCCAACAATTTTTTCTGCTACACCCTTAGCCAAGCCAATTCCTGTGCCATAAAGCGCGCCTTCGCCAGAGTGAGACCTAGTTGTTGGTTTGGGTGCGCCATTGTCGTCTTTAACTGTTCCGGGGACTTTGCCTTGCTCGAGCAATGTTTCAGCAACAGGTTTCCATTCATCAGCAGGAGCCTCTTTTTTATCTTCAACCGGGCTACTGAGCCATGAGGTATCTTCTTTTTCCATAGGTGTCCTTAGGGTAACGTGAACAGGGTCTTTCGCGCCCAGAGGACGGTGCAGGCCATATGCCTTCAACTCCTCGTCAGCAACCCCGGATGGGATGTCAAAAGCCTCCCGATGGAATACATAATCTTTTGGCTTTCCCTCTGGATTGGTCGGCATATAGATGCCCTTCTCACCTTTGAGAGAACGCTGATACAAATCGTTTTGCTCATCCCACGTACGTGCGCCGCTGGTAAGTGGCAAAGGCTTTTTGGTACGAGCATAGTAATCCGCGCCGGCTTGATTGACGGCATTGAGAACGTCAGTGTTGTGCATTTGAAGACGCTGGATTTTTTCTTCCAGAGTCTTGCCACTAACACCCGACAAATCCAAATAGGGGTAAGGATTGGTCGGCTGTTCTTTCGCAGGTGCATCAAGCCATCCCATCCTTAATCCTCAGTCTTGGTGTATGTTTTGCCCTGAAAAATAAACTGCTTACCTTTTTTTAGGCTTTTGTAGTTTGGATCTTCTTTGCCTGAAACTGTAGGCACAGCCGCAGGGGTCTCAGTCTTTGGAGCCTCTTTCTTTGGTTCAGTCTTAGGCGCCTCAGTCTTAGGTGCGTTTGCATCTGGATTAGAGCCAGCCTTAAAGTAAGCCGCATTGGCTTTGTTCATGCGTTCCAACTTAGAGACGTAGTCATCTTTCACTGTTTTGAAATCATCAGAGATCAAAAATTTGCCGTAACCCTTGGATGGGTTTGCATCTTTCCAGTCTTCATAGGCTTTGTAGGCGCGCTCATCAAAGTCAGCCTTCAATTCAAGTGCTTGAGCCTTCATTTCAATAACTTCAGGACGATCAAATGATTGTGGGCCTAACAATGATGCAACGCTTGATTCACCATTAGAAATTGCGCCCTGACCTTTGAGCCATGTGCGACGGTTGAACAATGTAAATTGAGCCTCAATCTGCGCAAACTTTTGCAGGGCTTGGATTTCTGTATCTGATAGGCCAGCCTTTTGAGCAATGTCCACAGGAATGCTGAATGATCCCCAAGGTGTTTGCACGCCAGACTTCACAGACGCCATCACGCCGTCAAACCATGAACGTACGTCGCTGTCTTTGTTGGCCAGCAACTTGAATGCGTTTGGTGCGGCACGAGCAATACCGGATGCCTCACGCGCAAGGTTCTTTACGTCTTGTGCTTGACCTGCGGTATCTTGCATATTGGTGATCATCTCACCGCTCTTCTTGCCGACTTCGCCAGATTCTGACTTCATGCGCTCTGCTTCAGCGGCCTTCTCTTCTTGGCTAGGAGGCAACTTATAGCCGCCCTTACCGCCGTTTGGACGAGACTCATTTTGCAACCAACCCATTTCGTCATAGAAAGCCATGAGTTTGTTGACGTCTTTATCTTTAGCAAACTGAGCGCGCGCTACTTCGTACTTTTGGCGATCCGCAACAGACACCCCTTCAAGAGTTCTATTTAACAAATATGGCTCAAGTTTCAAACCATATTCACCTGAGGCAATCTTGCGCTCTTCTAATTCACGTTGACGTTTATTTTCAAAAAATTTCAATGTGTCTGCGTCACCTGTCAGTTTTGCAATGGCAATGATGTCTTCTGTTACAGGCACGTTTGGACTTGTAGCCGCTTGCAATTTGGCGGCAGGGTTTTGTTCACCGCCCGGTGTTGGCGCTTGATTATTCAATGTAGTCGCACTCGGGGCGCCGCCCATGGTACGCATCATCAAATCATTACCGGCCATTTGTTGTTTCAACGTCAACTGTGATTGAGTCAGCGCCAATTTTTGTTTGTTGATTTCCTGTTGGCGCACCCAGTCACGCTCGGCTTGAGCGGTTGCATTTTCAGCGGCACTACCAAGCGATTCGCCAAACGATCCGGTTTTGGTTGGCTTTAGGAAACCAGCCGCAACCTGCATCATCATTGGATCGAATGGAATGTTCTTTCGATAGTCCAACGCATCTTGCATCTCTTGGATTTTTTTATCCAACTTAGAGCGAGTGAGTTGCAGATCCTCAAACGGTGACTTGTCCGTAATACGGGGTACGTCAAGTTGATGCGCCTCTTCCTGATCAGCCTCAGCCGCCGGATTAGGTTGGGCAGAAGGTTGAGCGGAAGATGCACCAGCGACGACGCCAGCGGCTTGTTGTAGTGGGCTTGCCATATTAGGTCACCAAATATCCGTTGTGGTCGTACATATTCCCTTGCCCATCATGATAAGCAGGGATACCTGTTGGGCCGCCATCGGCCATATCTACTTGCTGGTCTCCAACTTCGCCACCATCGGCGTAGCCAACCGAGCCGCCGTCTTTTTGCTTTGGCGGCTGTGGCGTGCCATACAAAGCCGCAAGCAAAGAACCTAGACCAGCGATCTGAGACAGCGGGCTATTTGAGTATGCGCCGGGCATTGGGCCAGTGGTTTGAGTTGTACCGCCGGTTGGGATTTGATAGCCAGACATCAGGCGAGAGAAGTTCTGCGCTTGAGTCATTGGGTAGTTCAGAATGTTTTGCTGAGTGGCTTGCTGTTGTCCGCCTAAAGTAGACAATTCATTGAGGCCACCAAGGCCCAGAGATTGTTGTTGCGCGCCCAAATTGCCAAAGGATTGACCAGCCTGCAAAGCACGAGATAAATCGGTCTGAGCGGCGTTAGATGCGTTCTGGTAACCGGTTTGCAAAGCGCCTGCCTGTTGCCCGGTCAAGTTAGCCTGCATATTGGCCATAGTCTGGCCAGCGGCATTCATGCCACGCTGAGAACCGAACGAACCAGACGAAACACCAGCGGCCGCCAAATTAGGCAACACGTTTTGCTGGATGTTTTGCTGTTGTAGACGCCCCATCTCATTGACCACAGCACCCGTATATGGGTTCATGTAGTCGCCGATAACGTCAGGGACAGTTGTAGTTCCTGCCTCACCTAGCAATTGAGAGCCAGCACCCATGGATCCAGAACCCGCAAACGCGACGTTCGGAGCCATGTTGTAGGCTTGTTGTTGCAAAGCAGAAGGGCCAGCAACACCACCTTGATTGACGGCGTTCTGGCCAAGGTTTGCAACGTCTTGGAGGTAATTGGTATAAAACTCTGGCGCAGTGGTTTGCTGTTGTACCGTCTGGGTTACTGACGGTAGTGCGTCGCCTTGAAATAAGTCAGACATTATTTAATTCCTTTCATGTACGCCAAAGGGGACTTTGCAGGAGGCGGGATTTTGTGCAGAGGAGTTGCGCGCTTGTGCTTGCGGACAGCCTCTCTAAATTGATCCAACTTCTCAGCGCCAGCCTTATTAGAACCATCACCAAGCATTGAAACCAACTCGGCATCAATCACATATTCACCATCAGCGAGCATAGCCGGGATGTCATCAGATTGGCCAGTTCCGGGGCCACGAACAGCAGAGCCTTGACGATAGTCATGACGACCTTGAACCACAGGAACACCAGATTCAGGATGAGTCAGGCCGCCGCGTTTCATGCCGTTCGGATTGCCGTTCATGATTTGAGCGGGGTCAACTGCTTTCCCGTAGGTGTAGTGAGTCGTGGCTAAACCACCGCCAGCCTTAGAAACCGGAGCGGGAGTTGTATCAGCAGGAGGATTCACAGGGTTATAACCCGGCGCATTCAGGTTGTGATACAGGTCTGTGCCTTCATAAATATCGTTGCCAGTGCTTACTGGGTTTGTGTACTGATCAGCGGTCACAACATTAGGTGAGCCAATACCAAAACTAGTTGTGCGTGGATTGATCACGCCAACTTGCGACATATCGACGCCTTGGTTAGTTGCTACTGGGCTTGAGTTTGAACCCATCAACTGACCAATCAATGTACCCAGCAATGCGCCTTGCACACCGCCGCTCTTGAGCATATCGGTGATCGAACCTAAACCTGTATCTTGATTTCCAGAACCGCCAGTTGTAGTTACCTTAGGGGTAACCAATGGGCTTTTTGTATTGCCGGTGTTTGTGATGCTAGTGCCGGGTGTTGTGCTGAGATATTGACCGTTTGAGTCAACATTAACTTGAGTTCCACTAGTTGGGTCTGTATAAGTCCATGTGCCATCAGAGTTCATTTGATAGCCAGCATCCAACAAGTTTTGTTGTTGGTTGGACAGTGTGCTGTTTGTACCATCAGGGTTATAGACGGTAGCGTTTGGATTATCTAAGATTGTGGATGTGCCGTCATCATAATAAGCCGTATAAGTACCATCACCATTATCAACCGAGTCAATAATAGTTCCGCCACCAGCATATCCGCGTACGCCGCCGCCTTTTTTCATCATAGTTATTAGCCCGCCTTGTTTTACGCTTATGTCACCACCGTTATCCCCTGAGTTATCAGAAGAATTTGTGTTGTCTGCAATTACAGTATTGTCTATATTTGTATTGTCTACACCAGTGTTGTCAGTTGATGTGGTGTCACCAACAAGAGTGTAAGAACCATCAGGGCTAACGGCGGCATAAAGTTTTCCATTTGGCGCATACCAGTTACCGGCGGCATCTTGCGTATAACCACCATTATCAGCAGTTTGCGTATTATCAGAACCTTGCTGGGATTGATCACCAACTAAAGCATAGTTTCCATCATTACCCAAAGACGCGTACAAAGTGCCATCTGAAGAATAAATGTCGCCTTTTGGATCTTGGTAGTAGCCACCACCCAAATCAGTATTGCCAGAAGTATCTTGACTGCTGGTCAATGCATAAGTTCCATCACCATTCATGGTGGCAACTAGCGTGCCTGTTGAGTCATAAACATTTCCTGCGGCGTCTTGTTTGAAACCTTCTCCAAGATCGGTCATGGTTGACGAACTAGAGTTGTCTGCAATATTTGCTGGGGTTACTCCTCCTTTTGGAGTTAGTGTTCCATCAGGCGTATAAACTTGTCCTGTCATAACACCGTTGTCACCCATTTTTGTGGTGTCAATCGTTGTGTTATTTAATTTAGCCCAAGCGCTCAACTCATCAGAAGTTCCCATTTCCATTCCAATGACAGCGCCATCTTTGTCATAGGTTGTCTTGACTCCATTTGAGTCAATGTTGTAGTACGTGCCATCACCATTAGAAACAGCATCAGATGGCGGCCCATACGTATTTTTGCCGGCTTTATCCAGTTCTGCTTGCACTTGAGCATCAGTTAATTTGGTATCACCGGTCGCTGTTTTTGTTCCTGAAATGGGAAGCCCACTTGTAGTTGTTTTTGTTCCGGAAGGTGTAGTAGTCGTTGTTTTTGGGCTAGTCAAACCGAGCAAATCAGTGATTGATTTTCCCGTATTTTTGTTTATCAAACTTCCAGCAACTGCGCCACCAATAGCAGGCAACAATGAATTCAAAACTGAACTTGTTCCAGTTTTTGTAGTGTTTGTAATAGACGGTGTCACCTTTGTTGCTGACGTAGGTGTGGTAATTGTTCCCGCAGGTGTTGTATTGGTTACTTTGGGAGTAACTGTAGTAGTTGGCTTAATTACAGATGTAATTGTGCTTGGTGGCTTGACTGTTGGTGTTGTAACTTTTGGAGTTACAGTTGTAGGAATTTTTGCTGGTGTAGTTGGCAAAGTTGGCAAAGTTGGCCTTGCAACAGTACCTGTACCAACAGGCATTCCTGTACCAACAGGCATTCCTGTACCAGTTGTTGGGGTGTTTACAACGTCAGGAGCAACCACAGAAGTCACTGGCGCACTATTAACACCAGCATCAGAAATTGATCCATTTGGAGCAATTGTTCCGGGGCGTGCTGTCATTCCAGCAGTACCCAAATCGTTGATACCTTTGAATTCTGGGATTGGATTTTTAGCGGTTCGCTTAACTAGAATTGCCATGTCTTATCCATTCTTTTTGTGTGTTAACAAAGCCATTAACCCAGAAATATTGTTGATAGGCGTTAGGGTACTGACATCAACTTTTTTGGGCGGCACAAAAGGCGCTGGCTTTGTCGCAACGCGAGCGACAGGTGTAGCCGCTTGAGTGTTGGGCGTCATTAGTTGTTGCAACTGATCTAAACTCAATCGACTTGCTGGTGCTTGCGCTATGGGTTTAACTGCATTCAATCCAGATGTTGGCTTTGCGGTATTACCAGTAATTGCGCCTTTGATGGCATTTGTAGCCAAAGCAGAACCTGCGGCCCCAGCAATACCTAAAGGACTAAATGGGTTGATGTTTTTCGGTAATAGGCTTGATGTAGCGTCTTCAGGTTTTGGTTGCTCGCCGTTCAAAGATGTCTGAGTCTGTACGTTTGCGGCGGTCAACCCAGATGGAGTTGGAGTTTCTTCGCCAGTGTTTTGTGCAACAGAATTGTCAGTATTTTGAGCCGCGCGGTTGATAGCGCCAATATCAGTTGAAGTGTCAATATTTGATGTTTGTTGGCCAGAAATACCAGCCTTAGACAAATCAGTTTCGTTGATATTGTCTGCATTTGATACTGTTGACAGTCCACCTTTAGGAGTCAAACCAGTATCTGGAGTTGGTGTTTCAGTATTTGATAAATCTGAAACGCTTGTAGGTAACCCAGTTGTTGAATCGATTTTTTGACCAGTGTCTGTATTACCTTGAGTGTCATCAGTTTTGCCAAGGCTAGAGGTAAAGTCTTTGACCTCGTTAACTGCGCCATTGATCAATGTACTTGCACCGAGGTTCAACAATGCGGCGGATGGATCTTTGCCAGACAAAAGGCTTGATGTAACAGTAGATGCGGCTTTACCAGCCAACTGAGAACCAGTATCTCCAGCAACTTCATTACCAATCAAACTACCAGCGGCGCCAGTAGCAAGACCTTCAGCATTGATGTTGCCAGTCGTTACCAATTGACGTGCGGCATTTGCGCCAACTTGTCCAGCCAATTGAGAGCCAGTCTCTGAGGCAATTTCGCCACCCAAACTACCAGTACCTAAACCGATCACAGAATTGGTCAATGCTTTTTCAAAGTCACCACCATTGGTTGCTGAATTTACAGCCGTTTGGGCCACAAACTTTTGAACCATTGGATCTTGTCCCGGAAGAATTGTGTCTCCCAAACCCTTCATGAATTCGTTTGCAGATTTTGATAAATCTTGGAAACCTTGAGCAAAAGAGTTCGTGCCAGTGTTAGCAACTTCAGTCACCGCATTAGGGGTTACAGCGCCGTTTGTGGCGGCTGTAGTAGCCTCAGTAACTGTTCCGCCTTGATTCACAATTTGGACAGCATCTGAGGCTTGTTCTACGGTTCCGCCGCCCTCAATAACGGTTGAGGCTGTAGCCTGCTGGGTGCTTGCAACTGCAACATTGTCACCAGTAGCGGCCAAAGTGCTTGTGCCTTGCTCAACAGCAGTAGTAGTCTCCGGTACGGTCAAACCAACATCAGCGGTAGTGGTTGCGGCCGTAGTCGTTGAGGTAGTTGTGGCCGCGTCGGCCATGGTGGTAAGTGTTTCAGGCGCCGCATCAGCAGTAGCAACAATGATTGGATCTGTTGCCACCGTATCCATAACAACGGTAGAAGTTGCCAAATCACTTGCAACAACTTCTCCTGCTCCGTCAACAATAGTCGCCCCAATTTCAGGCGCTATCTCACCAAGTGCTGGCAAAATTTCAGGAGCAAAAACGGCAACAGCCGCAATAGCGGCTACTTCTAAAACGGTTTCAACGACTGCACCCATTATTTATCTCCATTACGATCTGGGCCTAGTCTCAAAGTAACTTGATAGCCACCGCCCTTACAACTCTGAGCAACATAACCCATGCCAGCAGGTTTTCCCCGGGCAATTAACTTAAAAATATTAAGGATGGTCGGATCCTCAAATTGTGTAGTGACAACGTCAAAGCCAACGTCATATGCGGCTTTCATGAAGACTTGGCTGTTCGCTAAGAACATACGAGGAGAATCAGCATTTAACGATCTAAAAAAACCTCGACCCGGAACTTTGGTGCGGTGAATGATGAAAATTGTGTTGCCCTCTTGCATACGCCATGTCTTTGCCATAGCAAATTCAATCTTGAGCATATTTTCAATTTCATTGAGGGGGCGGTTCGCCTTAGTGTTCTCAGCGGCGATATGGATAATCTCCTTGCTGGACAACTTTTTTTGTGTACTATCGACGACTTGCACCATTTACAGCCCCTTAAAGATTGCGGCCGAGTAGATGTTTCCCATCCCCGCCGCTAAACTCAAAATAGACCCGTCAGGCTTTGGCACTGATTCCGAAAGGTATACCGAATCGCTTTCAGTTCGGTTCTCAATCGCTGGCACATAGCCCCTTTTCAGGTCTTCTATCAACAACAATGTTTCGAGCAATCCGCTACTGCCCATGGTGTGGCCGATCTTTTGCTTATAAGATGTGGCCACAAACTCTGGCAATATGGAATTGAGCGCAGTGGATTCCGCGATGTTATTAGAGGCCGTTCCTGTCCCGTGCGCTTTTACTATTTTAATCTCACGAGCGAATGTTTGGGAATACTTTAAAGCACCTAATATGGCCTTTTTAAAGCCTTGCCCATCTTCACACTGACCAATTGCGTTGGTGGACGCCTCAGAGGCGCTGTAGGCCCCTAATAACTCAGCGTGAGGGGTCAATCCTTGCTTTTCTACTGCCCACGCATTTTCAAACACAGCCAAGGCGGCCCCTTGACCGATTCGGAACCCAAAGTTCTTCGAATCGAAAGCGGATGGCTTTATGCCTTCTTGCTCTTGCTTTTCTGTCAAAACAGCCTTGGCCTCGCCAAAAAACTCTAAAACTGCATTTGTGACGCCATCCTCTACCGTCAACACGATTACCCGGTCAAACTCATAAAACTGCATCAGGTTCTGTACATCCATCATGACTTTTAGGCTAGATGCGCAAGCAGAGGCATCGGTTTGCACCAGATCCATCTCGCCAAAAGATTGAGCCGTCCGGCCAGCGTAGACTTGAGTCAGGCTAAATGGCATGAACTTATAGACATAGGACAAGCGGTTATCGTAATGACGTGGGCCAATTCCAGCAAAATGAGCGTTACCACCAGCCAAAATGAATGCTGTTTTGTTGACAGGATGCTCTCGCAAATACTTACATAACTCTGGGTCTAGGACTTTTTCGGCCAATTTATGAGGGACATAAAAAAGCCCAGATTTCGCTCTAGCGTATGTGTCTGGGAACCAATGTACCTTTTGCGGATATACGACGTCGTCAAATAATTCAACGTCCGTCGTAGAGGCAGTTCGGTAATGGGTTAAATACATCTTCATTTGATTGCCTCGGCAACTTGCTCAAGAGACTCAGGCTCTTTTGTTTTTCTGCCCATCAATAAGTCATATATTTCTTGAACAGTTTTTGGCGCCCATGATTTTGATTCATCATCATCAGGAATTCCGTATATCTCACACATATACATCATCATCACCAGACCATCCAAACTATCAATGCCTAAGTCTTCAAACTTGTCTTCCATGGAAGTAGCCTCGTTACCACCTGTGAAATGCAATGGGCGCGCCACTTTGGCCACCAAGTTAAATAGGTCAATAAAATTTATCATGTTTGCGGTTGCCTTAGGTTGACTGTTAGAACCAAAACCTCTGCCCATTCTTGCCATTTATCAAAAATCGATGGGTCAGGGATTCCTTCATTTACAAACAAGTCTATAGCAATCAAGCCAGTAGCCCAATTTTTCCAGTCGGTTCTTTCGTCAGGGATTTCCAACTGCTGGGTAGCAAACTGCTCACACATTCGTGATGCCCACTCTGGAAACTCCATAAAGCGGGGATCAACAAGGGGTGCGGTGTTAATAGCCACGCACGTCACCATAGTCGCCATCGATGAGGATGCGACCCACTTGATAATTACCACCTTGCACGTTTGAGACGAACTTCACGCGCAACTCACGACGTTGCTCTTTCATGTCGATCTTATTGGTGTCTGGATAAAATGTATATGGCCCAGTCGTTGAATCTGTGGATTGAGCAAAAGGACGACCAGTTATGTAGCAATCCATAGGGCCGTTCTGCACAAAATCAGGCTCTAGGCGCTCAATTCTGAGCCAGCGGTTATCTCCTACCGGAGAAGTTTGAGAAGGGCCGCCAGAGACCCATCCAAGGTCATTGGTCTCAAAATAAGATTCAATCGCTTGTACTGAACCAATTTTGATGGCATCAACGCCAATTTCATGCTGGTATAGAGATACAAACGTCATGGTCGAGTTGACCGTCAAAACAAAGCCAGATCCGCCGGGTAGGGTGGCCGACAAGAAGTCTCCAACCGTATAACCCAAACCACGCAGACTTATCACGCAAACGGTAACCTTGTTGCCGGATACCGTAATGTCAGCATAAGCGCCGGCCCCTGTGCCACCAGTCAAAGGCGTCAGAGGATACGAGCCATTGGTATAGCCAGAGCCTTGGTTGCTGATGGTTACTGCATTAACGCCGCCTGTGCCATTTGGTTCCCATGCGGCATTGACGGGGTAGTGAAATACTTGTGAGAAGTAGCCAGCAGAGCGACGAGCGCCAAGCGCTGTTCCGGCGTCATACCAGCAGTTTTCTCGGATGTTGTAGATGATGGCGTCATTGCACTCAGTTGAAGTTCCTCGTGGATAGAACCACCAGACTTCACCGTAGCGAGGGACTTTGGTCGCATAGACCTTTTCACGTGCCGCATAATTCAAATTATCAAAAAAGTAGTTTTGGTTCATGTTGTTAGGGATTTCCTTAACAACGCCGTTGTAGAGCATGAATCGGTCAACGCCAATCCAGTAATAAATACCGTCATACTCAATCACGCACTGAGATGACATGATAGATGTCTGGCTTGAGATGATGTCATAACGCCAATAGAACGTGTTGGCTACGCCGCCAACTGTTACGGTCGTTGGGGTATAGGAAACACGAATCAAAGAATCCAAAGACCAAAACAAGCCAGATGGAGCGTTAGATCCACCGCGTACTGGTAAACCCTGAACAATCTTGGTGGACGCTACGTTGGTTTCGTTTGAGTCAGCAGAGATCCAATTTTTTGTATCGCCGGCCGCACAATTCTTGATCAAGCCATTGTTGCCATACACAAAAACGTAAGGGTGCAAAACAACCACACCGCCAGATACTTTAATTTGATTGTCAAAGGTCAGCGTAACACTTGTGCCAATTGCGGTCGTTGGTAATGAAATGGTGACGGTTGTACCAACAATTGAAATAACCGTTGTGCCGGCTTGTATTCCGGCGCCAGAGACGGTTTGGCCAGCCCCAATATAGATATTTGAAGTTGGCAAGGTGATTGTTGTGGCCCCACTGGCAAAAGTTCCAACTGCTGTAAAAACACCAATAGGAGACGCGCTGGAGCCTGTTATATCGCCACCCAAAACATAAGTGTTGATGACGTTGTTGATGTCCGCAAGGTTTTGTCCGGGGTGAGCCAGCAAAGTTTCTCGACCTGTTCCGGTTGCATCAAACAACGAATCAAACTGCCACAAGTTACTTACGCTAGGTGTAAACCCTGTAAGAGTCCAATCTACTAAAGACGATCCAACTCCGTTGTTGTCAATAGGAAGGGCTTGTAAGCCATCAGAATAGCCGCTGTAGACGTAACTGAATGCCGCTTGAGGGTTAACGTAGATGCCGCGAGAAGGGCCTGCTAGGTTGTTGATGATCTCGCGATAACCAAGAATCTTACGGGGGCGACCACGCTGAAACCGAACCCAGCGGCCATCGTTGTAGAAGTTCTTGTCAAATGTTGTGCCGTCACGCTGTACGCCCGGCTGGGTATCAAAGGCAAAGACTTTTGCGGTCATTAAAAAGTACCCCCTGAAATACCATTTATAAAGTTACCAATGCCTTGGATTGTCAAACCGGTTGAGGTTAAAGCAAAACGGTTTGTACCCAAAATGGATATATCAAATTCACCTACACCTGAACGCCAGATACCTGTATTGGTCTCGGCCGCAAAGTTAATCGCAGGAGTTGATACCGTGCCGTTAACCAAGTTCAACGATGTCGCACCGGCCTGCACTGTGTTGGCGTTAAAGAAGTTGGTTCCATCGCAAACCAAAGTCGCTTGCTGGCCGGGAGGAATGATGGCTGAGGCTGAACCAGATACACCCGTGGTCACCGTCAATGTGTGGCCGTTGTCTGTGGTTTGGTTTGAAATGACGTAAAGGTTAACGACTTGCGGGTAAACCACAGTGACGTTGGCAGTCAATGAACCCACGTATTCTTGAATGATTGACGCAATCTCGTAGGTTGTCAGGTAGTACGTTCCGGCGGTAACAGGCTTTACCAAAGCGGTAAAAAAAAATACCGAACTAGTTCCGTAGCCCACTGTTACATAGTTTGTACCATCACACATGATGAAGGCAGACTCATTGGGGTTGAATGACTTAGTCGTTAATTGATCAATCGTATTTGAGCCAGAACAATTGATTGTCAGCGTGCCAGACCCGTTGTTTTTGAAGATCGTAAACCAGTTGTTTCCAAGGGTTGATGCCAAAGGCAAATAAGCATCACCTGCACCGCTATTCCATTCAGCCACTTGGGCGCGGTCGCTTGCAGTAAAGGTGTAGCCATTAGAAAACGATTCCACCGGGTGGCTTTGATTGAGAGTAGTGGTAATCGCAACCAGACCCAAACCTGCAAGGGCTGAGGCGTTGGCTGTAGAGGTTGTAGAACCAAAAGCAATGATGCCCCAACCACCGCCTGTGGTGGTGTTGTTTGTCAGGTAGATGTACTGTGATTTCCCAGCATCTACAGTACAGATGACGCTACCGCCGTAGGCTAGAACATTGACTGATGCTCCGCTGGTATTGCGAATGAGTGCATCTTGGCCAACAGACACTTGCGTGGCGTCCGGCATCGAAAGAGTCCACGATGCGTTTTGGTAGACGTCCATGATCCGCGCCGCAGGGTTCTGCAACCCATTGGTGTTGGACGGCCACTGCAACTGGAGGTTGGCTGTGAGGTTGTAATTGGCATAACTGACGTCTGTTGGTTGAATGACGTCGCCAGTAAATGGGCTGGTATAACTCATGTGTCAAGTACCGTTGCTTGGCGATCACCGATACGTTGAGTGTTTTCAGCCTTCAGCGTATTGATGATGTTGTTGTATTGAGCCTGCCACATTGGGACACGGTCGTCGTTTTTGAGGTAGGGCATAGCCTGCAACAGAGAGCCGTATAACAGCGCCTGAGGGGCATATATCGTGAACCAGTTGGTTTGGTTTGTGGTATCTAAAGGCTGAACACGCTCATAGTAGATCACCTCAAACGCATAGTTTTGGGCCGGTGTTGGGGCAACCAGCCAGTTGTTGTAGTCGTAATCTGCGTAGTAGAGGGGTACATCGGTCGCTGAGGCGTCCGGAGCATAAGAGCGAAGGTATTCGTAGGTTCTGAGCAATACGGGCTGTTTGGAGCCGCTTAAAGTCACGTTCATAGACGTGGTTTTGTGCCATCTTGCCGGTTTTGGAATCACCGCATTGTTGGCGGTCATGGTGCTTTCTGCTACCGTCAAGTTACCCAAGAACTTGATTTCGGAGGCAATACACTGCTCCGCAAGCATGATGAAGGTGGGGATGTATTGGATAGTGGTGGCGTCTGTGCGCTCCAGATAAATCTGAATATTGTTGACTAAAGAGTCATAAGTCATCACAACGGCTGTAGTCATCACAAAATCCTTTTTCTATCTCATCATTTTAGTTTGCTACACCCTTTTAGTCTACTAAGCAATAGCGTTTCCAGCCTTTAATTGCGCTATCGTTAAGCCGCCTGTGTACTGAAAATGGGCCAATTCTTTGAATGAATGCCATTCTCCGGCCCATTCAAGCCCGGCTTGCTTGCCTAAAGCACCTACCTTAGCCCATATGGGGTCAGAACCATCCCACTCTGGCTTTCCGTTGACCAAAGGCACAACATCCACTGCGCAACGATAATTATGAAAAGACTCACCAGCGTGAGCGTTCGTAACAATCTTTCCTTCTGTCGTGCGTCCTTGGTTATAGAGCGCAGTCTGCGACTCCATATCTCGATAAGTAGACGTAACCAGTAAATCAATGCCATTCTCCTTGCAAAGGGCAATGAACTTCTCAACGCGCTCTTTTGCTTGAGGAATCAAATCATCAAGACTTCTTGAGTTAATCATTGGTCAGTTCCTATTTTTATGCCTGTGATCAATCCAATAAAACCACCAATAATGGTTTGAAAAGCAGGCCCTACTATTTCAAACAATTTGTTGTTATCAACTTTGGGATCAAAAAACCCAAACATAAAAACGCCCACCATTGATAAAACAGTAACGCATAAAGAAAATGAAGCAATTAAAGTTACTACCGTGGCTAATTTATCTTTATTCATTTTGTTGGTGAAGAATTAAAAAGCATCTGATCCTTCTTCTGGCTACCAGCAGAAGAACCAAAGTAAAAAGCAATGATTCCTGTCCAAGCAGTGCCTAATGAGCCAAGCATAATCATTAAGGGCGTGTTTCCAGTATCAGCAGGACGCACCATAAGATAAGCCAAAATACCAAAAAACCCAGCAGTGACGAGGATACTAAGCAAAGGAGGAATAAGGCTCTGAGTAGTGGTTTGCATCTCTCTAGCACTCTTACGATCATCCACCGCCAATTGTTCAAAATTTAATCCAAGAGCCTGAGCCTGCTTTTGCAACTCGATTTCAGCAACTTTGACCTGAGCGATCTGGTCTGCATTCATCTTGCCGTCGTCCATCAATTGTTTTGCATCATCAGTGGAAACACCTAGAGCCTTTGAAACAGCCTCAACGGCAAGTCCAGCCAAAGGCCCGCCAAGGGCTGTAGCAATTGTCGGAGCAACTTGTTCTAACCAACTCATTTACTTACTCTCCAAATGATATTTGCTTGACTGATAATCATTGTGAACCCAATACATCAAACCAATAAACTCAACGACCCAAATGAAAACCGCAACCAACACAAGAACTCGAACCTGATACTTCTCAATAAGTTGTCGCCTTTTATAAGACGCCAACCTAGCGGCTTTTTTGCCTCTTGCTCTGCGGCCTCCCGCTCCTTCCTGAGCCTTGCTCTCTCTACCTCAAACTCACTCCAAATTCCGCCCCAGCCCGGAGTCTGATAAATCAAAAACTCACGCAATTCTCTTTCCTGCTCTTGCAATTGACGAACACGAATGATGTTGTCAAAAGCAACTTTATTAAGGCTGTAACCCTTAGGCGGAGGCTTTTTCTTCGCCTCTTCAGTCGCTATTTCAAGACTTTCTTTAGCCTCAAGAAAAGAACTTATATGTTCTGTTACATCCGCTGTGATTTCACTAACATCAGCCGCAACGGATTTTGCCTCTTTGTAAAGATCAACACACTTACGAACCCCGGCAATTGCGGCCTGAGCCATTGCAAAAGCCGAGATGGGGTCAATCATTACAAGCCAAAAATCTTTTTGATGAATTCAGCGGCAACGCCCGGGCCAAGCAACACAGCAATAATTAACCCATACAAGAGGTATTCAATTTTGGCCATGCGCTTAGATCCATCGTCAAATCTGCCTTCTACGCGCTCAAAAGAGTCTTCAATCTTTCTATAGCGTTCCGCACAGACTGCCTCATGAACTGAGAGTCTAGTTTCCACTGATTGCTCCATTTATCAATCGAAGCCTCTTAACGTCTTTGCTAGACGGGCGCGTTTACCCTCTATGCCGGGTTTCTTGGCCGCCGCATTGAGTTTCTTGGCGGGAATCTTTTTGTCGGCCGGGACACCCAACTCTTTATGAAGAGAACCGGGATTCTTAATGGCTTTCTGAATCCATTTTTCAGCCATTTTGTGCCTCTGTAGGTTGTGGTTGGCTCTTAGCCTCTGCTTGCAAACCCTCTACCAATTGAAATACTTCTTGGTATGGACGAGTGCCTAGATAGCCAATGACTGCATTGAGAAGTTGTGCCGAGATTTGTAGTTTTTCCATGATTTCCTCTTATGGTTTTGGGTATTTAGCCTTAACTGCTTGGCAGTCGGCTATGTATTTGTTAATCTGTGCTTGGTCACCTTTGGCTATGCCATCCAAGTAGTCAGTCATAGGAGGATATTCCGCTTGGCGTTTGGCTATGTAAGCATGAACGTCAATGTAGGCTTGGACTGCCGCCTCGTCATAAGCAACTGCGTTGCCCTCTGCATCAAAAGCATTATCACCATTGATGGAAACAACATTAGTATGTGTTTCATATATTGCTCTATGTTTGTTCATGCCGCAATCTCCATGAGTGTCATACTTGATGTTCCACCAGCCTGTTGTAAATATGCTCTACCAGTAGTTACTGCATATTGAGTTTTGTAAGTAGTGGCTGAAGTGGTTGCGGGGGAATCTAAATAAGTCAAACCAATACCTCCAAAATTTTGAGTATCGCCTGTTCCATTCGCACCACCATACTGTTCCAAATATGACAAGAATGTGCTTCCTCTTAGTAACTGAGTAAGTGCTTGCCCGTTACCGCCTTCTTTGTCGCATCCGTTATGGTTAACAATAACTAAAATCTTGCTTGTTGCAGAAGTTGGTGTAATAGTCGCAGATAAATTTGTATCCGAATAACTTGCGGAAGTTGTACTTTGAGCGCCAGAAGTTAATGCATTAACCACCTGCAACACAGAGCCAGTTGGCAGTGCGCTCTTTGGAATTGATTGTGATGCGTTGGTCAATGAACTAACCCAGCCAGAGGCTGTGTACATATCAAACAGACCAGTAGTGGTGTTGTACCCCATCTGACCCACAACAGGGCTTGCAGGTCGTCCTGCCGTAGTCCACGACGGGAAAGTCTCGCCAAGTGTTCCGTCTAAAATTATCGCCATGAACTATTCTCCCTATTAAGCGGCTTGTGTTTCTAATTCAACCCAAGCAGTTGTAGCCTCATCCCACTTGTATGACTTGCCATCAGTAGGCATTGCAACTGGTGCATTCCACAAGCAAGAATTGTCATCAAGAGTCCAAGATGCGAATGGCTTAGGTGGGATGAACGCATCACGAGTGCGGTCGTAGGTAAAGCCGATACCAGCGTAGTTCTTACGCATTGGAGTACCGCCAGTAGCGTGGACGCCACCGTGAGTGTTGTATGAGGTCTGAATCCACTCACCGGGGCTTGAGTCCACGAATGTTTGGAAGAATTCAGGTTCAGCGACGATGACTTGAGAAACCTTGCCGTCGACTACTTTTGCGAAATGTGCCATGTTGATTGCTCCTTGAAAAGATTAGAAAGTGATTGAACCAGAAGAGGTAAAGGTGTAATAACGATAACCACCAGAAGTTGTAATCGCTGGAGAACCAGTTGTTGAGGCCGCGGAAGCATAAGTATCCGAATAACGAATAATGACAACGCCAGAACCACCAGCGCCACCAGTTCCGCTAGAACTTCCTCCCCCACCGCCACCGCCAGTATTTACAGTTCCTGCTGTGCCGCTACCAGCACCTGAACTTACTGACCCAGCACCACCGCCTCCAGCGCCACCTGTGCCGCCTGAACCGCTACCGCCATATACAGCGCCACCACCACCACCTGCGTAATAAGTTCCAAGGCTATTCCAATTTGTACCAGCACCACCATTACCTGCGGCATTGCTACCAGTAGCATTAGAACCAACTGCACTTGAGCCACCGCCTCCACCAGCAGGGTATGGAGAACCAGTATATGTAGAATTACCTCCGCCAGCATAACCCTCAACAGGAGAGTAACTTCCAGAATTTCCAGCCGCACCACTTGATGGGCTACTTGATGCACCACCACCGCCTCCAGAACCTCCAGTTGTAGCATTATTGGCTGTGTCAGTACCGCCTTTACCACCTCCAGAAGCATTGATTGTGGAGAATGTTGATGTGCTTCCTGCTGTGCCTCCACCTGAATTTGACGCACCACCAGTTCCACCAGCACCAATTGTGATTGAGTATGTCGTTCCTGATACAACAGCAAATCCAGTTGCTGTTCTATAACCACCAGCACCAGCACCACCAGAAGCCGCGCCTCCACCACCAGCAACGACCAAATACTCAACTGATGATGGTGCAGTTGCCCCAACTACAGTCCAAGCAGTACCATTGTAATACTCTAAAGAATTTGATGTTGTGTTATAGCGAATCATGCCAGCCACGGCACTTGAAGGGCGCTGTGCAGTTGTGCCTTTAGGAAAGGTCAAAGCACCCGTCACATTCTGCATGGTGACCACTTGGCTAATTGCTTGAAGTTCAAGCGTACCGCTATTGTCAGCAGTTGATGTTATCCCTGTTACGCCAGAGATAGAGCCATTGTCTGCTTTGATGATTGATGTCATGTTCTTTTCCTTTTAAGCAATGTATGTGCCACTAGAGGTGAAGGTGTGGATTGTGTAACCGCCTGAAGAAGTCACTGTTCCGCCTGTACCTCGTTGAGAGCCAAGGTAGCGAAGAATTACAACACCAGAACCACCTGTTCCGCCAACTCCTGCACCAGTTTGACCCATACTACCGCCACCACCGCCAGTATTTGCAGTTCCGTTTGTACCGTTTGTTGTGGCTGAACCAGCGCCTCCGCCCCCAGTGCCTCCAGAACTATCGCTACCTCCGCGAACACCACCTCCACCACCACCTGCGCGATAAGTTGCCGAACCGTTGATAGAAGAAGAAACACCTATGCCACCATTACCACCTTGTGTATTGCTTGGAGAAACTAAACCAGCCGCGCCAGCGCCGCCACCACCGCCACCGGGATAATTTGCTGTGTTGTTGCCTGTGGCTCCTGCGTAACCTTGACCAGTAGTTCCAGAACCGGGGGTAGACGCTTGTCCAGTACCGCCCCCAGAACCACCATTCATTGCCGCAACAGTGCCAGCATGATTGCCAGCGCCGCCACCAAGCGATTGAATTGAACTAAAAGCAGAATCTGAACCTTGTGTGCCAACAGTTGGGTATCCACCGCCAGCACCGCCAGCACCAACTGTCACCGTATAAATTACACCAGAATTAACATTGATTGGGCTTTCCGCTGACGCACCTCCACCTGAAGACTCCCCAGTTACAGATGAACGATACCCGCCAGCACCACCCCCACCTGCAGTACCACCGCCACCGCCACCGCCAGCAACAACAACATACTGAACAGAGTAAGGAGGCCCGTCTGAAAAATTAACCCAAGAACCTGACACAGAGTCATACCACTCTGGAACGCCAGTAGTAGAGTTTTGTCGAATCATTCCAGTTGCAGGAGATGCTGGGCGTTGTGCCGTAGTTCCAACAGGCATAGTCAAAGCGCCAGTTGCACTGATAGATGCAACGCCAGAATCTGGTTGCAAAACAATATTGCCAGAAGTGTCGCCAGTCGTTTGAAGGGCGGTAGTAGTAGTTGTTCCTGCGCGTATCGTTGACATTTTTTATCCTTACAGAAGAACTTGACGGCTACCAGAAGGCAGAGTGAAAGTAGCGCCAGACGCAACTGTCCAAGGGCCAACAGTAATCACATTTGCATTCGTTGGTACGGTATAACTTGTAGAAACTTGATTTGCATGGGTAAGTACACCATTGTTGGCGTACAACTCAGCAGACTGGAATTCACCATTGCTTGGGGTGTACAGCATCTTTGCGTTAGATGTGTAGATTGTCAGCGCAGTGCCAGTCGTTGCGTTGGCAAACAATGGGTACAGGGCCGATGCAGTCGTGGTGTCGTTGGTAATCGCCGCGCCACCCACAGATGCCCAAGTCGTGCCGTTGTAGCCTTCAAATTGAGTCGTTGAACTGTTGAATCGCAAGTAACCTGCCGCGCCTGTTGGACGCTGTGCAGTTGTACCGTTGGGAATCAAAATCGCATCAGTTGCGGAAATTGACACCGTTACGGCTGGGGATGAAGTTCCAATACCCAAGCGGTTGTTTGTAGAGTCCCAGAAGTGGTTTGCAGAACCACCAAAAGCAGAAGTGCCATTGCCGTACGGAATGTAGCCTGTCGTAAGTGTGTTGAGTCCTGTACCGCCGTTTGCCACACCCAAGGTCTGAGACCACTGTGGAGCAGAGCCAGAAGACGATAGGAAGTAGCCAGCAGTTCCAATACCCAACTTGGATAGAGCAGTACCAGAAGCGTAGTAAGACAAGTCACCAGCGGTGTATGTAGTCAGTCCTGTACCGCCAGAAGAGGTGTTCAAAGTACCCGCAAGGGTCACCACGCCAGTTGTGGCTGTAGAAGGCGTCAAACCTCCCAAGGAGGTCTGGAACGACAGAACAGGTGAAGATGTTGCATTCGATGCCAACAAGCGCACAGTACCGCCAGAATCCTTGTAATACAGTTTGCCGTCGTTGATGTTGATTGCCAACTCGCCATTTGCAAGGTTCGTGTTTACAGGGACGGCCGAGGCAGTCGTACTGTAGTAAATCTGAATCGGTGTATAGCCTGTTGCTGACATTAGAATGTTCCTCCGGTAATGCCACCTGTAATCGCACCAGTTGCGGCATTGCAAGTTATCGTTGAGTTTACCAATTGCGGCAGATTTCCACTAGTAGCAGTGACAAAAGTTAAGTAATTTGTTGCACCTGTGGAAGCCAGTGTGATGCCAGTGTTTGTGGCATTTCCTGCGCTTGCCGCATTCAAATTTGCCACCTGAGTTGTTGATGCCACCGTGAACGGTGCAGTGCCTGTCGCAACGGTCGAAGTGATCACGCCAGAGGCTGAAATCGTCGAGAACGATGCGGCGTTACCCAAGATCGCAAAAGCACCAGCAGAACCAGTATTTACGCCCAAAGCAGTGGCTACACCCGTACCTAGACCAGTAATCGACCCAACGGCTGGGGTCACGGTCGTGTTGCCGGCCAAAGTCAGTTGACCTTGAGCGTTGACAGTAAATGTACCAACTTGAGTTGCAGAACCGTATGATCCAGCGGTTACAGCGGTATTGCTGATGCTAAATACGTTTGATCCAGAAAGGCTTAATCCAGTGCCTGCGGTGTAGTTTTGAACTAGACTAAACAAGCCAAAAGTAATGTTTGTTGTACCAAATACGATTGTGCCTATGTTGCTACATATATACGCCTCACCAGAATCACCGCCACCAGTGACAAGGAAGTAAGCACCTTGATCTAGGTAGTTAGGGCCGCCATTAGGCAGATACTTGTTTGCATCAGTAGATCGAGTCAATATCCATGGGGATACAGATGCCACGCCTACTTGAGTTACGTAGTAGCAACCGTTTTGAAACGCAGAAGTTTGGCCAAGAACCAAAATTCGGTCATTCAATACAGCGGTGTAACCTTCAAGAACCAGCGGGCCGTTTGTGGTCGATGTCAATGTTGCGCCCACACCGGAATTGGCACGAGACGTAATGGATAACCCTGATCCATTGGTCAACGAAGTGATTTGAGCGCCTTCATATGCCAACGACAAAGTGATTGCAGTTGTAGAGACAATGCTCTCAACAAAATACGCTGTACCTGCGGTCAACCCGTTTGTAGTTGATCCAAAGACAATTACGTCCCATTGAGACAGTCCATGAGCAGAACCAGTCGTCAATGTGTTGTTTGTAGTGATGGTCGTCCAAGTTGGAGTCGTTCCACCGGTTACATAGGTAGATGCAAGGTTGGTATCAGAGTCATCTACCACTGCGGTGTGAACATCAATACCGGCCGCCAAAGCGTTATCTACATAAGACTTGGTGGCCAACTGCAAACCAGTTGTTGGGTTTTGCGTAACTGTGACAGAAGTCAAGCCAACAGGGGCCAAAGAAGTGCCGCCAAGGGCAATGTTGGTTGTTCCCAGCGTAATAGAACTGTTGACCAGAGCCGAGTTAGGGATATTGGTAAACGTGTTGCTAGAGCCACTCATTGACTTGTTTGTCAATGTTTGGGTCGCTGTATTGGTTGTAACGGTGTCACCGGCCACACTAGCACTTACAGACGCGGTCAATGTAGTAAAAGCACCGGTACTGGCGGTAGAGCCGCCAATTGGGGTGTTATTGATTGTGCCGCCAGTAAAACCACCGCCAGTGATTGTTTTTCCGGTAAACGTCAAAGCAGTTGGCAAAGACAGGGTGACAGTCGTCGTTCCTGTTGAAGTTATTTCGTTTGCTGTACCATTGATTGTGGTCACCGCGCCAATAGCGGAGGCACTAATATTGACACTTGCGGCCGTAGTCAACTGCCCTTGCGCATTAACTGTGAAGGTTCCGACCTGTGTTGTAGAGCCATAAGACCCGGCAGTCACAGTAGTATTGGCAATTGAAATCGTACCAGTACCAAAAATAGGGCCGCCAGTTAAGCCTGTACCGGTATCAATCTCAGTTA